AAGAGGAAACACGTCTCAAAAAATATTGGCGGTTTTAGATAAATGTGGTAAACCTATTCAAGGGTCAATTGATGATAAAGTTAGTCCTGAAGAGATACAAGCGTTGGCTGATGAGGTTAAATCTGGAGATAACGCAAGAGTTGAAGCAAGTAAAAAAGAATTCAAAGAAAAGTTAAATACTGAAGGGGTAACCATTAATCCGGGTCAATCATTTAATATAGGGTTGGCGTCAAATAATTTTTACGACGTTTCAAATATAATGATTAACAACAATTTGGTAAGTGCAAATATTACAATAAAAAAAGATATGATGATGGGATTTGTATACAACGCTTCAGGTGATAATAAATGGGGTAGTGTTAAAATGATTAAAGGAGACAAACTAAAAGTTAATTTTCAATCATTACCTATTAAGATAAAAGAAGGTAAATTAGATAAATTCATATCGGACGGTACAATATCTAAAATCCCTAATTTTGACGGATATTTTGTCTATCGACCATTTGAATACAAAGGAACTAACTATAACAATAAAATTGTTATAACACCAACTACCGAACAGTAGTGGTGTCATAAACAACAACAATTGTATCCTTAGTCATTAATTTAAGGTCCTCTTCAGGTATAGAGTTAACAAAATTTTTAGTGAATTTTTTTAAAAAATTTTTCTTATTGGCTTTTTTTTCTAATTTGCTCTCTTGATACATTTTTTCTGTCATAGGAACTTGGAATTCTTTTGAAGACACACAAGAAGTCATTAAGATGATAATTGAGATAAGTGAGAATATTTTTTTCATAATTTATAAATTTTCTACAAATATAAATAGTTTTCACTACACTGCAAAATTTTTTCACATATATTTATTCATAGATTTTAGATTATTGGTCCCGAGTCATTTTGACTTTTGAGTATTCACGGACACGAAGGTATCAGTAACATAGTCATTAACTATTATAAAATTAAGTAAAATGAATTACACAACTGCGGTGAGCAAACCAAACGCTCACATCACAAAGAAAAAATCGCGTCTAAAAATCTACAATGGACACGTAGTCTTCATGGAAGACAAAGACAATTTCGAATTTGAAATTAATAATCCAACAACAAAAACGGTACTTTGTAAAATCAAATTGAACGGAGATTATATCTCTCAAAGTGGTTTAGTTTTAAGACCGGGAGAAAGAATCTTTTTAGAGAGGTTTTTAGACACTAATAATAAATTTCAGTTCAGTACCTACTCTGTTAATAATACTACCGAGAATCAATCGGCAATATCGTTAAACGGGGATATTAGGGTAGAGTTCTACGATGAAAGAATAGTTCAAACAAATTTTCTTAATCTTAATCACACTGGAACATTTCGTCCATGGAATAATACTTTAATCGGTACAAACATTAATCACACAGGTGGTTATGTTTCTCCAACTACATTTACAACTAATACGGCAACTTTTAATGGTGGTACAAATGCTTATTACACAAACACATCATCAGTTGATTTAAGTATACCTCGTACTCGTAGTAAAAAATCAATTGAGACAGGTAGAGTTGAAAAAGGTGGAAAATCCGACCAAAATTTTCAAAACTCATATGAGGAATTTAATTCTTATACTTCTCATCAGATATTGTATAAGATACAACCACTAACAACTAAAAATAAGACATCTCAGGATATCAGACAATATTGTACTGAATGTGGAGTTAAGACAAAATCAAACTTTAAGTTTTGTCCGTCTTGTGGTAATAAGTTATAAAAATAGAAAAAGGTCCCGTGAGACCTTTTTTTTATTCTATAACCTCATCATTACTTGATATCTTTTTATGAAGAACTCTCAAAGCCTTTGATACAACTTCAGTTTCTTGCATTGTAAACAATCTAGTGTTGTGAACATAATGTAATGACTGTGTTAATAGGTAAAAAGATTGTTCAATTGTCATTTCATCAATTAATCTATCGACATCTTCGGGTTTGTTATAACCCACACTGTCAAATAAAAATCCGAGTGGTTGTTTTTCTTGTTCCATTATTCTTTAATTGTATATTTATAGTTAAGTAAAATATATGAAAAATAAAAGAATTAGTGAAGCCACAGGCTCGGGAAGTTCCGGACACTATAAAGTTCCGATAGTATTGTCACCACAACAATGGGAGGAAAATCAATTAGGACCTTTCATTGACCCCGTATATTCATATACAAATGCTGAATTGGCTTATGAAGAAGCCGCTGGTGACTTTAAAGAAACACCCGAACAAAGAGCCTCAATAGAAAGAAGAACAGTTAAACTTTCAAAAATAGACACATATTTAAAAAAATTCTATACAAACCAAAATGATGATGAAGGAAGTAGTATTGGTGATATTGAAAATCCTGAAGATATAATTAAGAAAGCGGTTGGTCCTCTCAAAGAAGATATTATAAAAGAAGATTTAGCGGTTTGGTTTGGTACAAAGAAAAAACCTAAAGGGTCTAAACAACCAAGTGGTCCTTGGGTTAATATTTGTCGTAAAGTTGACGGGAAACATCCACCATGTGGTCGGCCTGACGCAAATTCAAAAGGTTATCCAAAATGTCGGGCAACCGGAGTTGCGGGAAAAATGAGTGATAGTCAAAAAAAATCTGCTTGTTCTCAAAAACGTAGAGAAGAAAAAAAAGACCCTAAAATTGGAAAAGGTAATAAACCAACAATGACAAGTTATAAACCAAAAAAACCTCAAAACGAATCGTTAAGAGGTCTAATAATTAAAATAATTAAAGAACAATATAAAAATTAAATTAATTTTCCAAGTATTGTTGTTAATGAATGTTTAATTTGACTTTTAATTTCGAACTCGAATTCTAAACGTAATCTATCAACTTTATTATCAAACAGATTGTTTAATTTATCAGAAATAATTTGAGTTAAATTAACATCGTAATTATAAACGTGATTAGTAATGTTAATTCTTTTATCAGATAACACAATAAACACCCCTAAAGAATCATTTTTAATATATCTTTTATGAGATAACGGGGCGATTAAAAATATTGAATCCGGATGAGATAATAATTTTCTACAAATCGCATAAGATTTTTTTTCATTTTCATCTATAGATGACATATTAGTTCTCGATATACTTTTTATATTTAAATAGATTTTTAATCTCAATCTCTTAAATAATCTTTTAAAATGTTTTATCATTTGTTTAGTGTTTTTAACACCACAAAGATAATCATATTTTTGATATTACCAAAACATAATGAAAAAATAATTTAAAAAATAAAAAAAACCTCCAAGGGGTTTTTTTTATTTTTTAACAATACGCTCCTGAGCAATGTTTTTTACCATCAAGTCCTTTAACTTTACCTTTACATACCTGTACAGCGTGACCATTACTATAAGCAGAGGGGTAAACGTCATATTTTGCCATTGCAGATGCCTTACCTCTTGCACATAATTTAGTTCCGGTTTTCTTTCTACCTTCAGTAATGTCTTCGTAATCAAGATATTCTTTTTGTGTTTCATTCATTAAGAAATCAAATACTTGGTCCATATTATTTTTTGCTTCAGTTACGTGGTCATCAGCCCAATCATGTCCCCCTTCATTAATAATTTCATCAATTTGTTGAGGGTCCATTTTTAACAATATTTCACATTGTCTTTTAATTTGTTGTAGATTACTGAAAAACATATAATCAGCAACTTCTTGCTCTTTAAGAACTTTCTCAACTAATCTTGTTAAATCTGATTCTGTTAATTTTACTATTCTTGCCATATTATTTTGTATTTACGATATTAAATGTTAATTGTTTCTTATAAGTATCTTTCTCACCTGAAGTATTCACTTGAATATCCACATAATATTGATTTGGTATTTTGTCTCTCATATCAAACATAAAATAATATTCGGTAGGTGTTCTATTGATAGGTGTCCAATCTTGTACTAAAACTTCGGTAGTTCCTTCTTTAACATAAACTCTATAGAATGCTGAAATATCTAATAACAATTGTTGTCCGGTATATGCTTTTTTAATCGTTACTCCAACCTTTCTAATGTCTGTGTTAAGAATTTGTTCATTTTGTAATATACCATAAAAATTAAATCCATACTTTTGGGGTTCTCTTGAGGTAGACCCAATTTGGATTCCTGCGGTATATTCTTGAAGAATAAATTGATTTTGAACATTTGGTATTCCTTGTCCATTAATTGTTAAACCTGACCATACATCATAGAATACACAAGGTGCGGGACTTCCGGTAAATCCATTAGGTACCACAACTTCATAAACCCCTTTAGTTCTTAAACAAGTGTTTAATGATGACATACCACTAACAACGTCTCCATTTCGGTCTTCTATTCTAACATATGGGTCTGAATCTAAATTAACTAAATCACCATTTTGATAAACGTATAAAAATAATTTATTTTCTTGGTTTTTTAAAAATTGATTTCGGTCATCATGAATTAAATCATTATATGTTGTTTGTAAAAATGGTTGGTAAAAAGTTTGTGTGTGTCTTGAAAAGAATGCAACACTATAACTATCTGTAAGACCTGAGATGTTTTCTATTTGAGGTAAGTACGCTACACCCCATCCAGTAACACCGGTTATTGTTCCATTTAACACACCATTAATTTCATTTGACATATCCATGAATAAATCCTCGTTACCTAACTCAAAATGTTGTTGAGCAACAATTGTTAGTCCTGAGTAATTTACAACCCCTTGGTTATTGTTATTGTAGATTCCCGGTTGAGACCAATTATCAATTGTTGTGGTTTGAAACCAGTTTGATGGTCTTAAAGAATATGCACGACTATCAACAAAGGTTAGAGGAGTTGATGACCCATTTGCACTTCCCTGAGATAAGTTAAAGTTACTATAATCGTATCCAACACCTTCATCCCATAATTGAGAACCTCCGGTAGTTCCGGAAATTTGAGGTATTCTAAATAAGATTAAATTAAATGAGGTCGCTCTTCTTCGTTCGTTGGTCATGAACGTATTTAATAGTTCATTATCAAACGAAGATGTGTTGGTCATGTTTAGTGTATGTGTCATCCCCGTAGTACAACCTGTTGATATTACTCCGGATTGGATGTTTTGGCGTAGTAGTGATAAATCTAAATCAAAGATGAATCTTGAAAAACCAAAGTTGGGAACTATTAAATCAGATGCACCAAAATTTAACTCAATAACAGGGTTCCTTCCTGTATTAACATAGGAGTTTGAAATAATGGTGTTGTTTTTATCTATGTAAGACCTTAAAATTGACATTTACCTTTTAATTATAAATATCAATTAAGTCGAATATTTGTATTAAGTATTTTAGTATATGCATTTTGCATCTGAGTTAGGATATTTTCAACGGTAGAACCGTCTTGAGTTTTAGACACTGGAGGTAATCCAGGATATGCGTGAGTATGACTTATTAAGAATCTAACAACCAATCCCATTAGTTCTAAAAGTTCTTCTCCTCTAACCATACTTGAGGTATTTGGTTCAATATCATCAGCAAACTTTTTAGTATCTATCCCATATAATGTGTTATCAAAATTAATTTTTTGTTTACCCGGAATCTGTGATTGATGTGATAATAAATAAAGTTTATCTGAACCAAGAGCAGCATAGGTTGATTCGGCATTAACATATGTACTTTGAGGAATTACTCTTCTAACAGGGATTAAAGGAGTTCTCAACGTTACTTTGTCTTTAAGATATATGAAACCATAACCGCCAGGGTCGGCAGAATTTAATTTAACCCCTTTGTAAATTTCCGAAAGATTTGCCGACTTAACTCCCTGTGACGAATTAATAATACTGTACATCGGATTTGACGGTCTAAAAAATATTGGAAAATTAGGGTCTTGAGGATTTGGTGTAAATGTTTCAACCCCACCAATTGAAGGATTCTTATCGTTACATTTTTTAATAAATGTATTAATAAATTTAATAACTTCGGATTTGGACAATAAATTAAAATCTTGTACGGTAATTAACTGTTTTAGATTTTCATTTACTAAACTACCAACTGTTAAATTTTTGGAATTAACTTCCAAATCTGATTTTAATTGATATAAATAAACTGACCCCCCAAATTTATCCTGAGTATTTTCAGGATTATTAACAACCCATTCGATTAAATATTTTGTTAGAAGAATATTCTCAGTAAGTTCAAAATAAGTTTTAGGAGATAAACTTTGTTTAACACTATTGAATTTTGTTAATTGTAAAAACCCTCTTTTTGTATTTGCGGTTGGTACAACATTAGGTTGTAATACATCTCCTGTAAATTTACCGGCTCTTAATAATACCTCATCTTGTTTTACAATTAAATCTGCACTTCCTCGACCTAAAATTGCATTATCTCCTGGTTGAGGAAACACACCTTCATGAATTCCGTTATCGGTATAAGTTCCATTTTGATTTTTTAAATTTTTTGAGTTTTGAATTTGAAATCCTGTTCCAGTAAATTTATTTGCACCAAAATTAAATTCTTTAAATGTTGCGGTAGGGCTTGAGAAATTATTTTGAACGTAATACTGATTTTGATATTTGAAATCAGAGTTCAAAAACATTACTTGAATTAATTCATCAACTTTTGGGACTTGATAAATAAAGTAAGGTAATAATGAATTAAATACCAATGGGTCTCTTGATGTCCATGGGTCTTTTTCAGGATTCCATTTCGGACTATCAACACTTTTAAGAATGTCTTCATAATTGTCCGTAACAATTCTAGCCCTAACTCTTCCAAGCATTAGAGGGTCTTGATTATCTAATACAATACACTGATAAAATATTGGTCTACTCATTATTTATTTCTTTCTTGATATATCTTTAAAGTATTATTATACAATTCCTCCACCTTATCTAAATAAAGTGTTGAATCAATTATATTTTGTTTAGTACCTTCAAAATCTAAAGATAGTAAATCCATAAACTCAACCAATTTTTGGTTAGGTAAATTTTTAAGGTTTGATTGTTCCTTAATTATATTTTCAAATTCTTCTTTTCTCATATTATGATGCTTTTCCATATCCCGATATTGGGTCTGTTAATACAATTTGTACTTTTCCATTTTCTGCGTTTTCTGTATCTACTCCTCGATTTGACATTAAATTATACAATAACATTAAATTAGGTGACCCATCCGGTAAAGTTCCTGTTGGAATACCAATCCCTTGTAGTAATTCAATTGTATTAATAGTGGCCCTTTCAGGTGAATATCCCGGTAAAAATTTTGCCAAGTACAACAATGGTACTGGAATGTCATTACTACTAATTAATTGTTTTGGACCTAATCCATTGATTGCGTCTAATAATAGTAAGATACTACTCATTAACGACTTACACTTTCTATAATCATTTATTAGTTGGGCAATAATTAATGCTAATTGTATTAATTTTAATATAATGGCATATTTTTTTAATCGTTGAGATTTAGTTACATCTTTTAATACTGCTGCGACTAATAATAAAATATCTTTTTTTAATTCTTGGTATAAAACTTTTAAAAATTCATTATTAATTAATGAAATTGTATCTATTGAGAATTTTTTATATTTTTTTAAGAAGTCCGTACCATTGGCAACAATATTACTTCCTTGTGCCGTATTACTATTTCCTGATTGGATAACTTCATTTACCGAAGTTACATTTTGATTATATGTGTATGTTGCCCCTGATTGAACAACAGATAACAAAGTATAAAGAGGTAATAATACTTTAGGTGATAAAACACCTGCGGCAATTGCTAATGGTATTTTTTGAATAATATTTTTATCTATCGCAACTCCAGCATTAAAGTTTGATGGAATCATAGGGGCCCATTGAGGGTTCTGTGATATAGAATTAAGAATGTTATTGATTGAATTAACTTGTTGTTCAGTTGTTTGGTCATCAACATCATCTCGGAAATCTATAAGTTGTGAAACTAATGATTCACTATCTACAGGTAATTTAACATTATCACAATCAACAAATTCCATTACACCGTTCTGTACATTTGTTATTTCAATATCAATATTTCTTAAATCAACCTCACTTAGTTCAAAAAAGCTATCATCTACACCATCCAACTCAGCAATTTTTGCAGTACCACTAACATCAATTTCTTGTCTTGAATCGAAACAAAGACCTAAAACTCGTTGTGCAATTAACATGAATTTAGATTGATTAGTTATTTCTCCAATACCAATTTGAGAATTAATACTAATGGCCCCTGAAACTATGTTAGTTAATTGCATTCCAATATCTACAGGGTCAATTAATTTAATTGTACTATAATAATCAGACAAAAACTCGCCAACATTATTTACGTTATTTTCTCGGTTAAGTAATAACATTCTAAAATAATTTCCTGTTACCCCAAAACTATTTGTTGTTGCATATTGAAAATCAAATAAATTTTGACCTGATTTTCCTAAATAATTTTTACCATTAATTTGAGAATATGATTTACCTAAATTTTGGGTTTCCATTATTTGGTACATTTGTTTGTTCATTGGGAACGACTTTATACCTCCATAAGGTTTAAATATTGGGCTAGCAGATGGTAATTGTTTTTCATAAAACATTTTACCAAATGGTGTGTCTGGCGAATTTTTTAAATTAGAAAAAAAATCTATTGATTCTACCGGAATGTAAATACCATTGGCTTGAGGTAGTGTTGATAGAGGACTTATCTGAGCACCATTTAGATTAAAACCATCATATGTTTGTTCTTGAGAACATCCTAAAGCTTTAATAGTTTGTTCTTTAACAATTGCCGCAATTGTCGGTTCAATTTTTACTGCAACTTCAAGAACTTTCTTTTTTATGTATGATAGAGAATCTGAACCATTACCCTTTGTAGTACCCAAAAAATCCAACATTTTATCTGTTGAATTTGGTGGGTTTTTTAAATACCTTTTTTGAAGGTCTTTAATCTTATCAAGTTGAGTTGCAACTTCGGCGTTTGACTTTGATAAAGAACTACCAGCATTTTTAAGTAACTCTTTTTCCGATTTAGATACTTCATTAAATGTTTGAATTGCTGCAAGTCTTCTTTGAATTTTTTCTTCCGAATTATTTAAATCAACAGTTCCCTTAGAGGATGATGATGATGTTGTTGTTGAATTATTTGATAAAGATTGCATTTTATTTCATTTTATATGTTTCTAAATCATCTGAAACATCTTTTTCAATAAGATTCTGTATTAAATCTTCATCTAAATCCGCCAATGAAAATGATTCGGTATTATTATTAGATTTTTCCCAAATACTTGATTGTAATTTCGACAAACTAATTTTTTTTTCAACACAATCATTAACGATTTTTTGTTGTTTTTCAATTACAGGTCCAATTGTTATCATATCAGCAGGGTCTTTCAACATTGCTAACATTTTATTTTGGATTCTAATCGCAGTCTGTCTTTGCTCAACAAGTTCATTATAGATTTCTTGCATAAGAGATAATATAGAATCTTTTGAAAAATTAATTTCTTTTCTTGTAGGTCTTGCCATACTAATAAATACTTTCCGTTTAGTTTTTCATCTTTACCTGAATAATCATATAAAGTTTTTTAAATCGTTTTATAGAACTACGAATTTCTTTAGTAGTTAAATTTGTCATTTCTCTTAATGAAAGAAGGATGACATTTTTATTAAATTTATTATTATCGGCACCTGAAAATATTTCCTCATAATTATCAAATAAATCAATTAAAGCATAACCTAATTTTTTTTCATTATCATTTAACGATTCTCGTTCGATAAATTCTTTTAATTCTTTAAGATATTCATTAATGATGACATGGCTTTCAACCACATCATCATCAATTCTATACATCATATCAGGTCTTTCTTCAATACTTGCGGAAATATCTTCGTAAGATACTCTTCTATTTGTTTCTTTTTGGTCTTTAATGATTTGACCCATTAAATAATTTTTACAAATAGTTCCAAAATATGAATATGCTTTCTTTTCTTTTGCCGGTTTGAATTTATCAACTTTGGTCATTAGGAAAGAATGTGTGTCGGTATGAATTTCAATAAAATTCATATCCTTACGATATAATTTGTATCGTCTAATAATAGAAGATATCATCTTATCAAGAGGTGCTCTTAAAAATTCATTATAAATTTTATTTTTTTCCTCGAAGGTTTCGGCAATTAAAAAATTTCTTACAGCTAATTCTTCTCTTTCCGCAAAATAGTTTAAGTTAACAGTTTTCCTACCTCTTTTTTTTGATATAACATCCTCTGTTGACGCAGATAGAGTTTCTTGCATTTACTCATTTGATAGTTCATATTTTATGGTTCTATCCTCAACGAAGAAATATTCTCGTTTTGCAGTTTGAATCCAAAACTTAACCTCATCCTCTGTCATTACAGACTCTCCAAACTTATAATTCCAAAATATTGAACCTTCCCTCATATTGGTGTGTTTATAACCAAGTTTAGGGATAGTCATAATTGTAACTGAATTATACGTTAACCTTAATAAAAATTCGTAAATAAATGTTAATTTAATTGATGATTTGAAACCACCAAAATCTTCAATAATTTCTTTTTTAAATACTGAACCTGCAGTTTGAAAATTCTGATAATTTTGTAATGTATCATTAGTTAAAAATCCGACTTCTTGAGTAAAGTTAGCAGCAAATGTTGCTTCATTTGTAAACCCTGCGAATACCCCTTTATCGTCAGTTTCAACAACTACAGGTAAAAACATTTGTATTTCAGGATAAGCCTCAGTATATGTTTTAACATTTTTAAACCAAATTGATGAGTACTCGTCATCAAACTCAAACAATGAAATCCATTTACCTTTAGCGTTTTTAATTCCGTGATTAACTTGGTCCATATAATTTGGGTCTTTATCCCAAAGTAATTTAGTAACCGTTAGGTCTCCAAAATCATACCCATTTAAATGAGATACTAACGATTCTTCCGGAGTGTGTATAATAACTAATTCCTCGATACCAACTTGTTGGTTTTTAATAGACTCAATTGCTTTGTTAAAATAATCTTCAAAATCTTTTACTTTTGAGGATTTAATTGGTAATATAATTGAAAGTGATAATTTGTTTTCCATATTATTCTTCTGTTTTTGTTATTTGTTGTTCGAATGCATCAGCTCTTGTGTTTAAATAACCTTCAAATAAGGTAACTACATTTGATTCGAATTTTTGTTTATCTGAAAATTGTTCTGATGTTTTTTTTATTTCTTCGTAAACTTCAGGTTTAATGTTATCTTCTAACCAATTTTGAATAAAATCTGCAACAACATCTGCAAGTAACGTTTGGTCTGTTATCCATATTCCATTGTCCTCATTCATCCAACTAGGTGGTAAATTAGGTACTTTACCAATAACCGGTACATTACATTTCATAGATTCTAATGGGAATGTTCCAAAACCACTTTCATTATCAACCCAAACACTTACAAAACAATCCTTAAGAGAATTTGCAAATTCTGTTTCAGATAAACCTCGTAAATCTCTAAATGTAAACCAACGATATTGTGGGAATTTTAAATAGAACGTTTTAATTAAATTAACCGCATCACTTTGGTCTTTAGTGTGAATACCAATAATTGGCATTGGAGGTAAAGATTTAGGTTCAAACGACTCACTAATGTAAGGTTCAATAATATCGAAAGAACAATTTCTCATAACTTTCTCAATATATTCTTTTTGTTTATTATTAGTTGTGATACATTTCATAAACCCAAATTGAGCCCAAGTTTGACCTGGTTGTAATGTTTCCAACATATATGCGTAAGATTGTGTTAAAACAATTTTAGCGCATGGTAATTGTTTTACTTGGTCCATAACATAACCAAATACTTCAGGTATTACTAAAAAATCTTCAGGAGATATTTCCAAGTTTTGACCTTCAATGGCTTTATGAGGTAACTCCATATACTCTTCACTTAACCATGCGACAACACCTGCATAATCTGCTTTTTCATGAAGTATGATTGGGTTAAACCCATTATCTTTTAATGTTTTACCCATTTGATACATATAACGGACAGAAGCTCTTGCGTTACCTTTAGTATCTTGAACTAATAGATATATTCTTGCTTGTTTGTCTCTTAATGTTTGGATAGATTGTTTTACTTTTTCTTCTAACGAATTTTCCATATTTTAATAGTGATTTATAAGTTTTTTATTTAATAAACTGTTGAATGCAATTCTGAACGGTATACTAGTGTTTGACGACTGTTTCATACCCAATGTTTCGTCAAGGTCATCGTGTTCTGATAATACCGTGTCTAACATCATTTTTACTAAGTCAAACTTAATAATATTTATTTTTACTTCGGATGTGTCCCCTGACATTGTATCGGTGTCATTATCTATTCCAATGTACTCCTCAATTAAGTCTAAGTCAACATAATAAACTTCTCCTAATACGTTAATCATAAATTTCTTTGATTTTAGATTTGAGCTCTTTAATGATTGATATTGAATGCTCAATGTTAATTTCTGAGTTATAGTTGGTATTAAACTTGATTATTGTTTTACCCTCAGGATGATTTAATAATAGTTTAGGATTTGCAGTAAGTAAAACATCTATTGAATCCCACATCAAATTTATTGTTGATTCACTGTAAAATTTTACAGTTTCGACCAAACAACCAAACTTTGAAATAAAAAATAACGAAGCTGGTTTTGATTTTCCCATTTCATCAGAAACAATTAAGACATCATGATTATCTCTAATGTCTAAATAAAATTCATTAAAATCAGACATACTTGATATCTCAACAGAACCGGCATGACCAAAAATTTCCATGGTGTGTTCTTTGTATATAAAATCATATAATTCATCTTCATTTTTAAATTTAAGATGATTCATTATATTTAAAGTTGTTAAATTGGAGATTGTTTGATATTCAAATTCATCTTCACCTTCTTCTTTGAAAGGATTTTCAATATACCATTTTTCGTACTCTTGTTGTATTTTTTTTAGAGTGTCTCTCAACACACCGTTTAATTCTATACCAATTCTCATGGTTCGTATCTTTTTAAAATTTTGGATATTAATGGATTTCTTACGATATCTTCAGAATTAAATTCAAATGTTCCGATATCTTCTAAATCTTGAAACTTCTTAAGAGCGTCCCATAATCCGGTTTGTGTTTTATCTTTATGTCTATCAAATTGTTCTAAATCTCCTGAGATGAAAAATTTTGAATTAAAACCAATTCTTGTTAAAAGAAGTTTCATTTGACTTGGTGTTGAATTTTGAGCTTCTTCAAAAATTAATATTGAATTATCAATATTCATCCCTCTCATGTAAGCTAACGCAAATACTTCAATTGCCTCAATTTCTTTTAATTTTTCTCTTGTTTCTTTACCAATAATTTTATTTAAAAGATAATAAGATGGGAAAATGTATGGGTCTAATTTTTCTTCTACTCCTCCTGGTAAACTACCAAGTTTCTCTTCCGCCTCAACTGCCGGTCTAACAATGATTATTTTTTCATATGGATTTGTTTCATCAAGTAATAAATCAACCGCCGCTTTCATAGCTATGTAACTTTTACCGACTCCTGCTGGTCCTGAACAAATCGTTATCTGATTATTATTAAGGATATCATAATATTTTCTTTGACTTTCGGATAAAAATTTATCTTTAGTTTTCTTTTTAACCAAAGAACAAATTAATTGTTTTTTTGTTTTTTTATCCACTTTATCACCTGTAATAGTTGGTGTTGGTTTTGGTTTAATTCCCCTTGTCGGTTTTTGCATTTTTAATTTTTATTTAATTTATAGTGGTCTAACCAATATTCAATCATTTCATCTAACATACTTTCAAAAGTATACTCAGTATTCCAACCAGTAATCTCTTTTAATTTTGTTGAGTCACCTTTAAGGTTATGTAATTCTTCAGGTCTTAAAAATTTTTCATCAAGTTTTACATAGTCATTATAATCTAATTCTAACTTATTGAAAACATATTCACATAAATCTTTAACTGAATGTGATATTCCTGTTGAACAAACAAAGTCATCTGATGTCTCTTCTTGTAATATTAACCACATGGCCTTAACATAATCCTTAGCGTGCCCCCAATCTCTTGTTGCGTCTAAGTTACCTAATTTTAATTCGGTTGATAATCCTAATTTAATTTTTACCGCCTCTTTACAAACTTTATTTGTTACAAAATTTGTTCCTCTTCTTGGTGATTCGTGATTGAATAAGATACCATTTGATATAAACATATTGTATGAATTACGATAATTTCGACATATGTTGTGACTAAATACTTTTGCACATCCATATGGAGATACCGGATTCATTTGAGTTGTTTCTCTTTGATATCCATCATCATCAATTGAATTACCAAACATCTCAGAAGAAGACGCTTGATAAATTTTAGTATTTGGTTTAATTAACTTAACGGCTTCTAACATATTCAAAGTACCGATACCAGTAACGTTTGCAGTGTATAATGGTTGGTCAAATGATATTCTAACATGAGATTGTGCCGCCAAATTATAAATCTCATCCGGATTTACTTTTTGGATAACACTGATTAAAGATGATAAATCGGTTAAATCTGCATAGTGTAGTTTAATTTCATTATAAATGGAATCTAATCTTGATGTTTGATTTTCCGCGACAGAATTACGTTTTAAAGTTCCATGGACTTCATATCCCTTTTGTAGTAAAAATTCTGCAAGGTAAGAACCATCTTGACCGTTAATTCCGGTTATTAAAGCTATTTTATTTTCTCGCATTTTCATAATTTGTAATAAACCAATTTACCGTTTCTTTAACACCCTCTTCAATTGGGGTGAATTTAAAATCGGGTAAATACGATTTTAACTTACTATTATCTGATGGTTTTCTAAATTGACCATCAGGTTTTGAAGAATCAAAAATAACTCTTCCTTTAAAGTTAAATTCTTTTATTAATAAGTCGACCAAATCTTTAATACTAATCTCTTCAGAGGTACTAAATATGATTGGTTCTGATTCGTTATAATGGTTAATTGCCCATTCTGAAAGTTTTGCGATATCTTTAGTGAAAATAAATTCCCTTAACGGATTTCCCGAACCCCATACTGTAAAATCAGTATTATTTTTTTGAGCTAAATAAAGTTTGTGTATTAACATTGGCATTACGTGTCCATGTGTTAAAGAAAAATTATCATTTGGGCCATATATGTTTGTTGGGATTACCGAAACGTAATTTAAATCGTATTGCTCTCGATATGCCCTAATTTGGATATCCGCCATTCTTTTTGCATATGCGTATGGATAATTTGAACTATGAGGTTCCCCTAAATGAATTTTAGGTTCTGTTAACGGATATTCTACATCATCCGGAAAAACACAAGTAGATAGAAAAGACACTAATTTTTTAACACCACCTCTTCTTGCTGCCTCAATAACATTAGTGTTTATCATGATATTATCATAAAAGTATTCTCCTTTATGATTCATATTACCCCCAAGTCCACCTACTTTACCCGCACAGTGGATAACTTGAGTTGGATTATATTTCTCAAACATTTTTTGAGTCTCTTGAAAGTTAGTTAAATCAAATTCTCTACCAATATTATAGTCGGCCTTTATTGAGGACCCTACTAAACCTTTACCTCCGGTAACTAATAATTTTGTCATATATGTTAATTAATATTTACGGTCAATAATCATTTTATTAATTCTTATCTGTTCATCCCAATGTTCAATCATTTCATCCATTAACATTTCAAAAGTATATTCAGGTTCCCATCCAAACTCTTTTCGTGCTTTAGTTGAATCTCCTTTAAGGTATTTTAATTCTTCAGGTCTCATAAATTCTTGGTCTTGTACTACATAGTCCTTATAATCCATATCTAATTTATTAAAGACATATTCAATCATTTCTCGAACAGAATGTGTTTTCATTGTTGAAATTACATAATCATCCGGTGTTTCATGATTTAACACTAAATGCATTGCTTTCACGTAATCTTTAGAATGACCCCAATCTCTAAATGAATCCATATTACCAACAACTAACTTATCTTTTAATCCGTGTTTAATTTCAACAGCAGTTTTAACAACTTTATTAGTGACAAAGTTTGAACCACGTCTTGGTGATTCATGATTAAATAAAATTCCATTAACGGCATGTAATCCATACGCTCTTCTATAGTTTCTGACTAATGAATATCCACATAATTTTGAACATCCGTAAGGAGATACTGGTGTCATTGGTGTTGTTTCTCTTTGAAATCCATCATCATCAACTGAATTACCGAACATTTCCGAGGAAGACGCTTGATAAAATTTTGCTTTAGGGCAACTTCTTCTGTATGCTTCTAAAATATTTAAAACTCCATTTGAGTTAGTTTGTAGTGTAAATTCAGGGACATCAAAACTAATACGAACGTGACTTTGGGCGGCTAAATTATAAATTTCATCAGGTTGTATTTCGTCTAATAATTTTTGTAAACCAGTTTGGTCTAAAACATCACCATAATAAACGTGTATTTTATCCTTAACAGATTCAATGCGACTTTGTTGGTGTTCGGGAACTGAGTTTCTTCTAACAATACCGTGAACTTCATATCCTAATGACAATAGATGTTCAGTTAAATATGAACCGTCTTGTCCGTTAATTCCTGTAATAAATGCTTTTTTCATATTATTTTTTAAAAATTTTCATGTTAGTTAAATTTGGCCAATCATTAATTGTCCATTTTATTGGTTCTGTTAATATTGCTTCAGGTAATTTTTCTAATCCAAGTTTTGCGGTTTCGGGTGTCATGTAATAATGATATCCCATCATATCAATATCTTGGTCTCTCCATGGAATATCAGGATGTCTACCATCATAAGACATTTTTTTTAACGTATTATATGATTCTTCATTATCTGTTAAAATTACTCCTCCTCTACCTAAACTTAAATGTTTACGAAATTGAAAACTTATGCTCATTAACGTACCAGGAATATAACTATTTTTTTTCCATAAAACCGCACCGTCAATAATATTTTCAGTTAAATAATAAAAATCTTCCCATACCTCATCTTTCCAAACTAAATCAATACCTAATTTTTCAGATAAAAATGGTATTGATATGTAAGTATGTTTGGGTACCTCAATTTTAGTTGATTTAGTATATCTTAATGAAAGTTCAATTCCATGTGTACAACAATCAACAGCGACGGCATAAGGGGCTCCAAAAAATTCTGAAATTTGTTTTTCAAATTCTGAAATTGTGTTAAAACTCATAATCTAATTTTTTATTATTTAAGTAAGTTTTAATGTTGTTATTATCGTCACACCATTTCAGTGCATATTGTCCGTCCAATGGTCTTGAGAACATTGGATGATAGTGTTTAGAACATCCTTCAAAGAAATAATGGTTTGCTTGAGTTAATCTTGTTTTATTTAAATCCGTAACACCTTCAACGTTACAACCTCCATGTAACATATTAGCCGCCCATATTAACGCCTGACCTTTTTTTAATTTTACAATTTTTTCAGAGGCATTTTTACTTTTTATTAACTCAATTAAAAAATCTTCATATATTTTATAGTTATAAGCTTCACCGTTTTCAATAGTGTCAGGGTGTGCTAAATTAAGATTATGATATTCATATACCGGCCATTTATGACTTCCGGGTACTATTCTTAAAGTCCCATTTGTCTCGTCAACATCTTCAAATGCTATCCACACACCAACCATCCAAAGATGAGGTATTGTGTGAAAATGTATAGTATCGCTATGAAGTGGTTGGTTACTACCTTTAATAAAATTAATTGTTGAAAATGGAAATGGTGTTTTTCCGTATAAATAAGTGAGAGGGTTAATAATATTAGGGTGTATTGTTAAATTAGCAATTGAGTCACTCTTTTTCCAATATTCAAAAATTCTTTTACTTTCTGTGTATTGAAAATGGTCTGCATGAAATGTTGTGTTTTCATTATTTAAAGCGTCATACACGTCATTTACTACCGGGAAGATTTCATCATCTGTTAATTCTAAATCAATGATAAGATAACCATTTTCATTATAAAATTTACAATCTTCTTTTTGTTTATCAGTTAAATCTGATTTTTCTAATAATTCATTAAAAAATGGAGACTCAATCCATGGAATGTCCAATGAGTCGTTTGATGGGTTAAAATTATTCATAGTTCATAAGTTTTTTTGAGCTTTCTAATATTCGTTCAGAATCTCTTTTTTTTATTGGTTTTGCTGGTGACCCGGCATATACAGTCCAAGGTTCAGTGTCTTTAGTAACTACTGACCCAGCACCAACAATAGACCCTTCACCTAATGTAACACCAGGTAAAACAGTACAATTAACACCTAAAGTTGAGTATCTTTTAAAGATAACTGGTTTGTTATAAACCGTTCTATGTTCTATTGGAACAACAGGTGATATTAGACCTTGCATAAAGTCATCTGAAGCGCATACGATTCTACTCCCTGACCCAATATTAGTAAAATCTTCCATAACAATTAATGCAGGTGCACCTCCTATAATTGAAACACTTGGAGCGATGTGAATATAATCACCTAATATCGCTTGAGTTGATATGTAAGTCCACATATCGATAGCGACGTGATTACCTATTTCAACTAACTCAGGTCTTGATATTATTGCCAATTCATTAATTCTAACATCTTCACCAATTTTTTTAAACACTTTATTATTTTCCATATTAATTTTCATAATTTATTAAAATAGTTCCCCACGTCCACCCTGAACCAATTGCGGTAAGTAATATTTTATCACCTTTAACAATTTGATTATTTGTTAAAGCTTCATGTAATGCAATTGGTATTGAAGCGCCTGCAATATTACCATATCTATCCATAACTGTTTTTACTTTAGTCATTGGTATATTAATATCATTAGCGATTACTTTTAATATATTAATACTTGGTTGGTGTGGTACTAACATACTAATTTCATCAATACTTGTATTTGTATTTAATAAAACTTGTTTAATTGAGTCAGGTAGTACTAAAACCGCTTGGTCCCAAACTTCCTTCGCTTTCATAATAAAAGGTTCATTTAATGGTTGGTTAAAACCCGTCATTCCGGTTCCGGAACCATTCGCTTGTAATTCACTATAAATCCAACCCTTTTCTGATTTTTCCAATATAACCGCACCGGCACCATCACCAAAAAAGACGGAATGTCTATCATCCCAATTAGTATTTTTAGAATACGATTCGGTTGCAATTAATAGTATTCTATTACAGGTACCGTTATCAATCATTGACGCAGCGATTGTTAACCCATAAACAAAACCTGAACATACTGCATTTATATCGAAGGCTGGTATATTTTTTTGTAGTTTTAATTTTTCATGGATTGTACACGCGATTGATGGTGATATTTTTTCGGGACTTGATGTTGCAACAATTATCATATCAATATCTTCTTTATCAATATTAGCATTTGATATTGCGGAAACGGCTACTTTATAACCCATTTCAGAAACACTTTCGTTTTCGGCAACTCTTCTTTCTTTGATTCCTAATTTTTCATAAATCCATTCATCGGAAGTATCAATTTTTTCTGAGATATCAAAATTAGTTACAACCTTAGGGGGTAAGTAAGAACTACTACTTTTAATTGATACATTGTATTTTTTCATATCTAAGATTTTATTTTTCCCACGCTTCCCAAACAAAAGGGTAATCAAATTTATTTTTAAATCCGTTAGAGATTAAGTTTTTTTGAATATTATCTCGTCTTTCTATATCATTGTTAATTCCTAAATGAAATTGTATTTGGATATTTTTAAATTTATTAATTATTCCACTTTCAATCATATATTCAATTAACTCATATTCGTCCCCCTCAATATTAATTTGAAGTAAATCTACTTGATTAATTTTATTGTCTGAAAGTATTTTATCAATAGGTAAGGTTTTAATTTGAATTGTTGTCTTAACATTTGTGTTAAAATTTGTTGACGACCCATCATTTGATAAGTATAAAGATTTAGTTGTCTCATTTTTATTTGTTGATACACCGACATTCATCACCTTTATTTTTTCGTGATTTTTATATTTTGTAATTAAAAGATTATAAAATTCAGGTACTGGCTCAACCAATATTATATTAGGAATATTTGGATTATTTTTTTTTAAAATTTCATCAATCCATAGTCCATGATACCCTCCTAAATCAATAACAACTGAGTCATTATTTAATTCATAATTTATGTTATGAGTATAATCACCGTTATCCTCAAACCATTTATTTAAACTTGTAATGTCTTGTCTCATAAAATAAAAGTTTTATCAAATTCTTGTCCTTCATAAGGACCTGTTTTATATTCGTACACTAATGTATTATCTTCTAAAATTTCATAGTTATGACCACCTTCTAAAGTAAATGATGCATCTCCAACATATAAAATTTCGGTTGACACAATTGAATCGTCAATATCATAAAAAATACATTTAACACTACCTTGTATAACCACCCAACTTTCTTGGGCAATCACATTTCGAGTTCTTTCTTTCCAAATATGTTTATGAGGTTTGAATGTGGTACCTTTTGTTAGATTTAATCTTGAACATTGAATAAAATTTTCTTCAGATACAATATCTTCCCTTCCGGGGTTAATTTCATCTTTTCTTACAATAATGTGTAATATTTTAGTTTTATCTATTTTAGAATATATTTTTTTCATAACTTATATTTTAATCCAATCGTCCGGTATTATGTCGGAAGAACTAAGGTGTGATGATGATGGCCCAAACCATGTATTTGGTGCAATCACTTTTTTATTTTTATTTTCATTTAGATACGCTCCCCACCATCCAAAACTACTATTACATATAATATTATGTTCACACATACTCATTGCGTATAGGTCTAAATAGTCTTTACCTAAAGAAATAAATTGTTTGTTTGGTATAAAATTAAACATATCTTTAATGTCGTCTAATCCATCACTGAAGATTAAATAATTTTTATTAACACCTAATAAATTAATCGCTAAACTATAATAGTCAATAGATTGTTGAGGGTGGTAACTAGGGGAGTTCAAATAATCGCCTTGTCTAATATGAATAGAAATTGAATCTTTTACATTAGGAATGACTTTTAAAATTTGTTCTTTAATTTCATTTGTTGGTTTAAAAAGATTAACAATAAAATCTTTATTATTTATGAAATATTTTTCACTTTGATAGTATCCGTGTAATAATAAATTTTCACCTTTATTATAAGTTATTTGTCCGTAATTAAAAGACACGGGTTCATAATGTGTTCGATATGGTATTGGTAATTTCTCTATAAAACTAATATTACGTAATACATTATCTCTATAAACACTATAGTCAGGGTCAAACCCTGGTTTTGGTGTTTCAGTACTAATTGGTCTTAAAAATTCTGTGGAAAAAAGATATTCAACATCATTATCTAATGATAAACTAATTGAGGCGGCCAATTTAAACATGACATTACATAAACCTCCCATGTGGTTTGTTGTTATAAAATTCATAAAGTATTAATATTAAATTATCTAATTACACTAGTGTTTGTTCTATAAAGATATAATCTTTCGGGTATTTGGTAAAACTTATAACCTTTACTCATAGCTCTTTTCCATAAATCCCAGTCTTCCATTCCTCTAATATCATTATATCCTTTTAATTCATCTAAACATTTTTTTCGTATTAACATTGACCCGTGAGTAAGGATATTTTCCGTTGGAAGTTTGTTTTCAATCTCTGAGTGAGTTATGTAACTATTTACGTCAAAATCGCTATTATGTATTTTTGTATCATCATGGGCATCAATATGTTGTCGATGAGTTCCAATAAAATCAATGTCATGGTTATTATTAAGATACTCTAATTGTTTTTCTATTTTTGTTGGTAAGTACAAATCATCTCCATCCAAAAATCCTACCCATTCAGTGTCGATTAATAATATTCCTAAATTTTTTGCGGACCATAGTCCATTTCGTTTATCTTTTTCAACCATTGTTAAATTTAAAACAAAATTAGATGACTCAATCATCTGTTTAGTATTTACCCAACATTCGTCTAAAATAATTAAAGTTTTGAAATTTTTATAAGTTTGGTTTGATAATGAAATTAGTGCTCGTTTTAATAATGAATCATAAAATTCATTTATACTATGAACACAAATTAAAATAGTTAATTTCATAATTGTTTTAATAAATTTTTAAATAATATTCGGGGTGTCTATTTTCATTTTCATCAAAAACGTCACCTACAAATTCTTTGTTTATTCTTTCGGATGGGAATAGTTTTGAATTGGTATTATATTTCAAATAAGAATCATGAATAAAACTATTATTAATGACTAATGGATATATTTTTTCTCTTAAAAAATTTTGGTCAACTTGCCAAAAATTACCTTTAGTGTAATCTACAATTAATTCTTTTATGTTTTTTAATAAACCATTTCTTACCCCCCACATTCCACCTAAAATTTCTGTGTTATGATAAGGGTGGTCTCTCATTATGTGAAAATCTTTATCTGATGATAACCATTCGTCAACCGCTAATTTTTCTCTTAAACTTAGTCTTGAGTCAGTATCTCTTGATAACATTATGTCTGAGTCTTCACAAGCATAAAATCTCCAAAACATTCCGGTCCAATCACCGTCTTCGTCCATAATAATAACTTCTGTTTGAGGTAATGATTTTAATTCTTCAATAATATTTTCCGGTACAGATTTTCCACAATAAAATCTTGATACCCAATTTGGAAAGATTATTGGTGTTAACTCTGCATTCCTAATTGCCCCTATTGTGTATTTAGGATTATCACCCCAAAGAGAAAAACTTATTATTTTTTTCATAGGTAGAAATTATTGTTTTTTCTTGTGGTAAATAAATTTCTATCGTGACTTTCATTTTCCGAATTTATCCTATGAATGATATCTCTTTTTCCATATCCCCAATCAGGATGTTCATGTTCAATAATAACCTCATCAAAATAGGTTTGTTTTTTTAAAATATTCCCAACTAACATAAATTCATTATCGGACCAAACTGATTTATATTCAGGGTGGTAGATATAGTTAAATCTTTCGTAGTATTTTTTACCTAAAATAGATAAAGTATTTAAATTATTTCCTTGGTGACCGTCGTTAAACCATAAAACACCATCAGTATCCGGATAATGCTCTTTCATTTTATTACGGATAATATTATCATATCCTTTAACTTTTGGTGTCATATCATCAGAAGCTAATAATACTATGTCCCATTTATCTACAGTTTCGATATCTCTATTTATTGCATGAATTTTATTAGGACTATCACCATAAACGTATTTTATATTCTTGAAAGTAGTAAAAATATCGGCAACCTCAGGTGAATTCATTTCATCATCGTCATTATCTAAGGTTACTAGAAAAAATGTATTCTCAATATCTTCACATAATCTTTGATATTGTTTTAATACTGTAAAAAATTTATTCTTACGATTTCTTGTTGGGAATTTAATTAATAATTTCATTATATTTTGATTAGATATCCTTCAGGTTTTGTCCCTGATTTATAAAATTTAAGTTTACCATTGTAAGATGAACCTAATTCATTGAATTGATTACCAAGTTGGTAGTCATCAATTACACTAATACCATACCCTTCATCAAGTAATTCAAGACAAAGATTCCATGGTTGTGAATTTACCAAATTACCTGTACCTTTTTTAAACCCTATGTGTTGAATAACAAAAGGAATTTCTTTATTTGGGTTTTGTGAAATGTAATGTTCTTTTAAAAATTTTAAATGATTTTCATTACTTTCTTTGACTGATGTAATTAATGTTGTGTCTATATTGTATTTTTTCAAATAATCAGTTAAAGTTTTTGAATCTCTTGGAAGATTAATCCCTCCATATCCAAATCCGTAGTTTAATGATTTTACACCAACTCTCGAATCTTTACCCGTAGAATTTAAAATAAGACTACTTTCATTTTCTAATCCGGATTTAATAAATAAATCCCCTAACATATTAATAAAACTTATTTTCATTGATGAGAAAGTGTTTATTGATAGTTTAGTAATTTCAGCTGCTTTTGAAGACATAGTACAAAGATTGAGACCATTTGGTTGTATCTTATTAAATATATTCATTAGTTCATTAGATAACTCTTGATATTCGGTTCCAACAATTACAACATCCGAATTGTAATATTCATTGATAATATTACCTTCAGATGACATTGACGGGCAATATCCAACTTGGATATTAAACATATGTAGTTTTTCTTGAATTTGTTCTGTCTCTCCCGGATTCATTGTGGAACCAATTACAAATTTTTTATTATGAATTGATTTATCTAATTGAGATGCGGTGAAAAAATGATTGGTTACTCCAAAAACGTTTGTGGTATCATTTCCACCATCTAAGGTTGGAACGGTATCAACAAATGTGAAGATAGTATTACATTTTTCAATTAACTCAATTACATTTGTAGTACCTGAAAAATCGACTGACTCAAATAACATTTTTTGAATCAATGGTTCTTTTGTATTAAAAATTTCTTGATTTATATTAAAGATAATATCTTCATTTTCATCATAAATTATTACATCATATCCCGCATTTTCACAAAGTAATGAAAATGCCACCCCTAATGTGTTTGCACCAATAACTCCAATCCTCATCTTATAAAATTTTAATGTATTCTTCTTTTATTTGTTTTGTGACATTTGAGGAATAATATTTTTTTAAATCCGTTGGTACCCCAAATTTTTCTTTATTTAAAATAAATCCTCCTGAATCAACTTTATAAATCCATCCAGGTTTTCCACATAACCAACCTTCAATAGTTGTTCTACCTAACTGAATACCTGCCGTTTCAGAACATTTAGAAATAAATGATTCTACATTCCATGTCGGTGGAAAATGTTTTACGTGAGTTTCAAACAATACTTGTTGTAGATAATTTCCTTTATCTTCCCCAACTAACCATAATTCTGTACCTTCTTCTTTAGTTCGTTCCATTAAGTCCAATATTGTTTCTTTTCTTAGGTAATCAATTGTTCCAACAAAAAGAACACTATTTTCTTCCTTAATTGATTTTGGTTTGAATTTTTCATTATCAATAGGATTATAAATTAATTCAATATTCTCGTCAGGAATTTGGAAAAAATTAATTAAATAATCTTTAATTTCCGGTCTAATCGCAATGTATTTTTTAATTGATTCGTGCTCAATTGGTTTTTCTAACTCAATTACTTCTGAATGGATTGAATAAATTTTATCAATCTCAGGATAAAATTGAACCATTCTTTCCGCAACAGGTTTGTGTTGCATATGAATTAAATCAAAATTAACTTCTGATACTCGATACATTACATTTGGTTGAGATGGTTGAAATCCTTTGTCCGTGTTATGACCCCATTTTCCGTCTCCCATTTTAAATCCGGGAGCCTCTTCAAAAGAAATGCATTTAATACCTTGTTTTTTTGCCATGTCAGTTAATGGTCCCCCAATTTGGGACATTACGGTTACATCACAATTTTGTTTAATTAAATTTTTGGCTAATTCATAAACATAAAGTTCCGAACCTGTAAATGTTTTGAAGAATAAACAAGATAATAATACTTTTATCTTTCTTTGTTGATTATATGGTAATTTAACTGGTAAATTTGATTTATAAGTTTCTACAAATAATTTCTTATTCTCTTCCCATTGTTCATTAGTTTGACCAATTGATTTATGTGTAATCCTGATGTTTGTTATAACACCAACTTTAACACCTTCCAAATAGTTATCAAAACAAAATGGTATGTCGTAGAAGTGAAATCCTTTAAAATCTTCATTAAAGTTTTTCTTAATTCTTTTTTTATTAATTGCCATAAAAAGACCATCGACAATGATAGTTTCAAGAATGTCATTACCAAGACTATCTGAGTATTTTGATTCCCATTTTTTTCCTTCATGTTCGTGGTTAACAATACCCACCATTTTTTTTCTGTTTTCCCACCACATACCACTTTCGGGCATATCAGTAGTTCCGGCCATTCCAATGATACCAAAATCAGATTTTTCGAAATGTTTAATTAATTTACCATACCAAGCATTAGTGTCAAAATAAATGTCATCATGGCATAAAACAACAATATCCGTTTTTGACTCGGATAGTATTTCGTTGTAAACCTCGGATAGAGATTTCTCTCCATTGTTTATTTTTTCAATAACCTCAATTTTTTTGAAACCTGAACTTTTTTTCAAGTATTCAATGAACTCTAGGTTATGAGTTCTTGTCGAATATCCTACTGTTATCATATTATACTAATCCTGTACTACCAAATCCGTTATCACCTCTATCTCCATCACCAACTTTATTAACTTGGATTAAATCAACGTATTTTCCATTTACCACCGGAGATAAAACTGCTTGAGCAATTTTAGTTCCTTTTGGTATTGTTACTGAAGTATTATTTGTGTTAAATATAATTACTTTAATTTCACCATTATAACCGGAATCAACGGTTCCCGGGGTGTTTAGGACAGTTAAACCTTGATTGATTGCCAATCCACTTTTAGGTCTAACTTGAATCTCAAATTCTTCAGGTATTGATAATTTAATACCTGTTGGAACTAACGCTCTACCAAATGGTTGTAGTATTATCTCAACTGTTGAAAATAAATCAAACCCTGAATCGCTTGGATAAGCATATTCGGGAAATTTAGCGTCATCATTTAATAACTCAACTTTTAATACTTTTGTTTTAAATGTTTTAATTGCGTCTTGATTCATTTCTTCATACGTCATTCCAATCAATTCCTCTAACTCTTTTTGATATTCATCATCTTCATTAATATCAACACCTGCTTCTTCTTGTATTTTTTTAAAATGATTTTGAATATCATTTAAAATTTCAGGGTCAAACCCTAATCCATCTAATCCGTCCATTACACTAATTCTTTTAATTTTTTAATTACTTCTATTAACACTTCAACATCTTTTTCACAATACTCAACAATTCCTTTAATGTCTTTTTTGCTCCAAAACGCCTCGTGAACTTTATTACCGGTGACTTCCATATTTTTAGAAGATTCAACACCTAAACAAACACACATTAATTCTAATGACGCGATTGACCCATAACCACCATATTGCCAAACTTCTTTGGTGTCAAGTGCTTTAATTTCCCACGGCTTAGTGTCGTGACCCGGTAACATTTTTGGAGGTAATAAACCATTCATTATCATTCTTTTTGCAAGAACAGGAATGTCAAATCCTTTAACATTATGTCCACAAAGAAAAAATCCTAATTCACCTGTACGATGAAGCATCTTTTGAACGTCTTTTAACATTTCTTTTTCATCTTCATTACTAAATGATTGCATCTTTGTTTCACCATCAGGGCCAACAAAGGCAACACTAACACAAGCAATTCGTAGAAATTCCGGAACTAATGCCGCTCTGTTTACAAACATTTTACCCGGACCTTCATCCGCGTCTTCCGGAAATCTTTTTTGAAACCAATCAAAATATTTTTCAAATTGGAATGAAAGTTCTGGTCGATTTAAACACAATGACTCCCACGTTGGTTCAATACCAACAGTTTCAATGTCTAAAAATAAAATCTTGTTTAATGGTATGTTTATCATAGTATTGATTTATAAAATTCTGCTCTGTCTTTTGTTACAATATTTAAATCGTATTTGTCTTTAACTGTCTCATACAATCTTTCCCCCATATCTTTTGCCATATTAGGGTTCTTGATTAATTTTTCCATGTATTTCGCCCAATCAGAATGATTTCTAACCTCATCAACTAATAATGCGTTTCCGTCAACTAATTCTCCATTTTTTAAACAATGTTTTAAATCTAAACTATAAGGACCTATATTGGATGCAATTAATGCTTTTTTATAGAATCCTGCCTCAATCACTTTTAATTGGGATTTCATTCTATTAAACATATGGTTTTTAATTGGTGCCAAAGATACATCAAATTTTGAATAATTCTTTGCGTAAGATGTAACTGGTTTTGTCCAAACTCTTAAGTAAGATTCTGCCATCTCATTAGGGAATATATTTTGATTGTATAATAGTAAATGTTTTTTATATTCATCTGAAACTATTTTATAATCTTGTGTAAAGATTTTTTCATATTGTGCCCAAACAGTTTCTTCAGGTTTAATATTTCGTTTTACGTGTTCTCCGGTTTGTGAATTGATTTCAGTTACCGTACCCCTCGTGTCAAAACCACAAAGAACATATTGTGCTTTATCTTGGTATCTTGTTAATTTACTAAACCCATCGTTTAATATTTGAATGTCGTGTAAGTGAGATGAACCACCTAACCATCCGAATCTTAATTTATCAGATTCTAATGTTGGTTCTTTAAATTGAGGTTCGTTGGGATTTATTGCGTTTGGTAATACAAAAACATTTTTATTGTATTTTTTGATTTCATCAGCAAATAGTGTGGTTGTTGTAGTAACATATTTTGCAACCTTAAGATTTGCTACTATCTTTTCGTTTATTTTATTAAACACAATTATGTCATGAATTGGGTGTTCTTTACCGGGCATCCAATAGTCATCGATATCACAAACAGTTATGATACCCATAGTGTTTAATTTTTGGATTAATTCGTGAGATTTTTCAAAATCAGGACCAATACTTCTATGGAAACTAACAATTTGGTATTGTTTCCAAAAGTTCATATCGTCATACGACGGGTCATAGTTGATATCGATATGAAAATCATCACCATAAAGATTTTGTAAGAAAATGTGAGGGTCAACTGACCTAAATTTACCAACTCCGCTTCTGTCGGATGGTACGACTAATACTTTTATTTTTGACATAGTTATTTATTATATTCACTAAAATATAATAATTTATGTCGTAGAAAGAAAGTCGTTAAGACATTTTTTTAATTTTTGTTACTCTACCCTCAAATACGTGTTTCCCAACTTTAAAACTAAACGTTTCGTTAGATTTTTCTGTACTTTCCGCAATCAATCCATTTTCTTTTAACGATTTATTCACTGCCTCATTAATCATTTTTTGAATTAATTTATAATTAATTCCGATATTTTGAGTTGGTTCTGATTGTTGAATAGGTGCCGATTTTGGTTTTGCTGATTCAGGAAGGTAACTCCCTTCTGTATGACCCATCAATCTTCTTGATTTTTCAATCAACTCGTTAGACATTGTCATTGTGGGCGCTTGGTTTGGTTGGGTAATTGGATGTTCCATCATTAATTTTTTGATTTCATCCGGTAGTTTTGAGTTTTTAATTGCGTCAACTGTAGGTACACCAACTGGTTTAGTATTTTCAACCGGTAACGATGAAAGGTACGGTTGTGATGGTTGTTGTGGGTTTTCTTGTAAGAATTCTTGGGGTATGTTATATTTCACATTTGGCATGTCAAATTGTTGAACCATTGATTGCGATGATGAATCCATTCTTCTTGGAGTATCGGTTTCTCTCATTAGGGCTTTAGCGTTTGACATTGCTAATTTTTGCATTAAATCACTCATAAGTTTCGAATTTTAATATAATCATAAACAATTTTATGATTTTGTCATTATAAGGTTAAAATTATTTTTGTAATTTGTTTGTTATTATTGTTCTTAATGATGCCTTTCCAGCGTCTGTTAATTTATTTCCGGTTTCTGATTCTATTGCTGCGTAGATTCGTTTGAATGCTTCTGCCGATTTGGATAAATCAAATCCACCTTCACCGTATTTTTGTGTAAATTCATTTGTTAATGAATCAATTGTTCTATCAATAACCTCATCATTGTTTGGTTGTGGTGTTTCAGGTGTTTGCTGAAATTGTTGAGGTATTATAGAAGGTGTTGGTGGTGTGTTAAAATTAGCAACTATCTCAACAGATACCATACTTTTATCTCCATTAGGGTTAAACCCTGGTCTCATTTCATTAAAAACTTCTGATGTTGGTAGAAAGGTAAATGTTTTATCTAATCTAAACAATCTCCATCCTGGTAATGGTTGTGAACCAATTGTTGCTGTGTGGGATGCTCCCTCTCTTTCCCAAGCACGAACGACACGGTTACCGGCCTTACTAACTCCGACACAAACAGGTTCAATAAGTCTTTGACCTTTACCACCTGGTTCGTCACCATCGTAACTAGTACCCATTACTCGTTTATTTTTGATTGCGTCAATAACGCTTTCAATAGATGCTATTTCTAATATTAAACTTTTAAGAGAGCTTTGTAATTTCATTATAGTTGAAAGTTCGGATAAGTATTAGAAGAGTTAAACTTGTTTATCTTAACTTCACTTTTTCTTTCAACCACATCAGTTGATGTCCCTGCCGCAGTATTATACACATCAAGGAATACACCTGTCCCTCTACCTTTATTATCACCATCTGCAACGGCATCTTTATTCACTGAAGAATATTCATTACCCGCTGCGTTATAATCATTTTTAGGTATTAATTTAGCTCTTTCCATTTCAGCAATAGCTGTAAGGTTGTTTTCAACATTTTGTGATAAATCGACTGTAATTTCGTTTGCCATAATTATAATTTTAACATTATTTCGTTTATTCTTTTCAAGGTATTCGTAACTGCCTCATCATATCGTTCAACAGTTTTAGAATGTTCTTGAGATTTTCTTACATTTGTAAAATCTTTTTTCTCGTGAGGTTTGATGTATGCGTTTTGCATTCCCGTATCTTTTTTATTTCGTTTGGTTAAATCACCAAATTCTCTCATTTTACGAAGTTCATCATTAACCCAATTTTTCATAATAACACCACCATTTAAAATAAATGACGGTTCGTTTTGATTTCCAATAAAATTATCAAAGAAATTTTTAATCCTCTTCAATTGTTTGTATTCAATAAAATTTTGATTTTGTAATTCCTTATTTCTATTAAAACCTTCCGTATTCTCATCGGCACCTTTAACCATATGGAAACATTTTTTCATATGTTCCTTTTTGTCTTTTGGAAATTCGATTTCACCTTTGGATGAATTGTATAGGTCTTTATTCACTTTTTAACATTTTAATTAATTCAGAAACTGAAATACCTTCTTTTTCGGCTTGTTTCTTCAAAACCAATAAATTTCTTTTTAATATTCTTGAAGTCTCCAATTCTTTTTTATTTACATCAGCATTGTCTGACGATTTTTTCTTAACTAACAAATCCTCAACAACTTTAATTGCTTTTTGTTTTTGTATTTCAGATAATGTTGCTCTTGTTATAAAATTTGGGTCTTTATAATAAGGTGATTTTTTATCTTTCTTACCTGTTGGGTCTTGACCTTTTTGTTTTGTTCTTTCTTTGGCATCTTCAGGTTCCATACCCATATCATTAACCAAATATTCAAAAGTGTCTTTACCGTCCATATCTTCAGTTTCTTCATATCCGAATGCACCTGACATATCAATTTCCTCAATCTCTTCAACAGATTCACCATAATAACTTCTATAACCACGAGCAATAGGGTCGTTAGTAATACGAGCCATAGCAATAGTTTGGTCCATCGTTTTCTTTGGGTGAAGTTTTGGGTCAAGAATCGGAATTGCCGAGTTTGACATAGCACCGTCTGAATTCACCAATTCTTCCAAATCAGTTTTAAGTGTTTTCGTTGATTTCTTTTTTTTGTCTTTTACGGTTTTTTCCAAATAATTTTTAACTTTCTTTCCTTTCTTTTTGTCAAAGTGGATAACCTCGTCTTTTTTACGAGCTTCAGTTAAAGTTTCCTCTGCAGAGAAATATAAGGAATATTTATCCCCCTTATCTCTGATAAGAAAATAATAAGGTGATGAATAAAATTCTGTGTCTACGCTAATCATCTATTCTTTTTAAATATAAATACTACGAATCAAGGTATTTATCAATTGTATATGGCATATCAAAACATTAATCAGTATAATTTTAGACGATGGGGTCTAAAACCGGCGAATGAAATCACGGACATTTGTCTTGCTTCAGACGAAAAAGATTACGACCAAGAGGTTGTGTTTTCACCTTTATTAATTGGAGAATTAGATGGTAATAGAATGCCATTTAAGTTTAATTTTAATAGTTCAGGAACAACTTTATGTACGACAAGTGCGTGTACGTTTGATTATGATACTATTGTATCAGAAAATTATTGGAACCCTACAGACATTGACCCAAATTTTTGTCCTATAATAACTGACTTATGTGACGTTGGGTTGACAGGGATTGATAATGGATTAGTTAAAGAATTATCAGGAGAGACAATTCAAATTAATACCGGACTTTATACTACACAATCAGACAAATTTAGTAGATACAAATACGATAGAAGGATGAAGATGCACCCAATCACTGGGTTTACAACATCTGAAAATCGATTATGGAATGATAATTCATATTCATATGATTTATCTTATAATAATGCCGGTGGAGATATTGGATACGTTGCAAGATTAGATGGAGGGTTCTTTCAAGGATTTTATAAGGTTGCAGGATATGATTATCAAATTTTTCCCGAAAGACCTAGTTTAGGTTGGAGTGCCGAATTTATGTTAAGATATAGATGGACCGGTGATACTTCTGTTGGTTTAAATTCTCGATACCCAAATAATAAAGGAACATTCTTTTATATGGGGGCAAGAGCCGAAAACAAATTCTACCATTATGCTGATGGTTCACCAAAACAAGATTCAGGGTATACAAGAGTCACTTCAGGTTTAACTTGTATGGATACTTGTGCTTGTAATTTATTAGGTAGTAACCCTCATGATTGTTTAAAAGTTTACCAACAATCGGGTGGAACTTCTTATAATTGTAGTTGTGGTTGTCCGTGTTCTTGTGAGGTAAATGCGTTATATCCGGAAACAGACCCCTTATATGATGGTGTTTCAAATGCACTATCTTTAAGATTAAGTGGTGATACAGGAAGTCCAAAATTATGTGTGAAAACATATAGAATTACCGGAGGTTGTGAAACAACAGGAACTTGTTTAACGGGAATTACATATACTACCGGAACATCCGTAACAGAATGGTGTTCAACAAGAGGAATATTTGATGATTGTAGTGGGACAACTTACTCAAATGTTGAACATTGGGTTCAGATTGATGCGGTGTTTCAAAGAAATGAATGGTTCGACCCTTGTGATTTAAATATCAAAGGTGGTCTTGGATTAATTGTTAAAGAAATTTATACCGCAACAACTGCAAACAATAGTGTTAGTTTAATCGAACCACCAATTACTCATGAAGCAAAATATGACCCTGCAACAACCGAAGTTGTAACATTCAACGATAATTGGACTGCGGAAGAAAAATACAGACTAGGAACTATGAAGTTCTATGTTAACGGTAAGTTGTTTATGGTTGCAGAAAACTTCGAGGAAATTATACCAAGATTACTTGATACCCAAAAAGAAAAACAAATTGGGGTTGGATACAATATATCATTAGGTGGGGGAACTCAAGGTCTTCATGATAACTTAACTTTTTCAGGTGGATGTCCTCCAAGTTTAAATGACATGGTTTATCAACAAGACCCTGAATGTTTAACAACTTATGATTTAGATAATACAATTTATTCGGGACTTACAACACATATTAAATTAGAAGAGTATTTTGGTGGTAGTATGATTGGAGATATTAGTGCGTTCAGAATGTATACTGAACCATTAAATGCGTCACAAATTAAACACAACTTTAATTTATTAAAAAACAAATATAATTTATTAGACCCTAATTGTTTGAATTGTAGAATTACAATTCCAAGTAATGATTTATATTACATTTTTATTCCGGATAATGATTTATATTACATTTCTATACCGAGTAATGATTTGTATTATGAATTAATTGAACCGACACCGACACCAACTAATACACCAACAGTAACGACAACTAACACACCTACAGTAACTACAACTCCGACAGAGACACCAACTAACACACCAACTAATACATCAACAGTAACTCCAACTACAACTCCGACAGAGACACCAACTAATACTCCAACAAATACTGAAACGGTGACACCTACCAATACAATGACACCTACTAATACGCCAACAAACACTCAAACAATAACTCCAACAAATACGGTGACACCTACAAACACACCAACACAAACAAATACTGAAACACCTACTCCAACACCTACTAACACACCTACAATAACACCAACGGTGACTCAAACTCCAACTAATACAACTACACCAACTAATACAACTACACCAACGATGACTCAAACTACAACTAATACAACTACACCAACTAATACAACTACACCAACGATGACTCAAACTACAACTAATACAACTACACCAACAGTGACTCAAACACCAACTAATACAATTACACCAACTAATACTACAACTCCAACAAACACTCCAACACCATCGGCAACACCTGTAGTTCCCGTAATGGATAATCTTGTTTTATATTATGACCCAAGTAATCCGGATTCGTATCCTGAGACTGGTACCGTGATAAATGATTTATCAGGTAATGGATTAAATGGAACAATGTCCAATATCACATATACATCACCATACTTCACATATAATGGAACCTCATCACAAATTCAAGTTGCCGATAATGTGTTATTAGAACCAGGAAGTGGGAATTGGACTATGGAAGTATGGGTTAACCAATCGGTTTTGGGTAATGATGTTGTATTAGGAAAGTTTGATAATGGTGGTCTGTCTCAAGATGTGAGTTATAGTATCAGAACAACTAATACCACATATTATGCACAATATGGTTCAGGGTCGGGTTCAGGGCCAACTTTATTTGCTAATAGTACTAGTTATGTTGGGACACTTAATACTTGGTATCAAATAGTTTATGTATTTACCAATGTCTCCTCCAATACAATTGAAACATTTGTGAATGGAGTAAGTATAGGAACTGTAAGTCATAGTTTAGCGAGTATATTAAATGTTACTAACCCACTTTACATAGGTAGTTACAATGGTGGTGAGTTTGCTCAATGGTTTGATGGAAGAATTGGTATTACGCGTTTATACAATGCGTCACTTACCTCTACTCAAGTTTTACAAAACTATAATGCGGATAAATCAAAATATGGTTTATAAAAATCTAAAAAATAATAATGAGTTGTAATCAATATCAAATAACCAATTATAATAATATTCAAGAAGGGTATTATAAATGGACAGGTTGTACAGGAATTATTAGTGTTTCACAAGTAAATCCATTACAAACTGATTTTGTTTGTGCTAATGATTTAACTCAAGAAGATTATGGTGCACCATTAACAATAAATAATATTGGATTGTGTCCGTCAAATACACCAACACCTTCAATTACCCCATCGGTAACTCCTACAGTTAGTTTAACACCAACTCCGGTTACTCAGACTCCAACACCAACAAATACTGCAACACCATCAAATACCCCTCAACCTATTTATATTCAAAATTTAAGAACAGGTGGTTGGTATCAAAATGTTTGTGAATCAATAAATTTATTTGCAAATCCCTCAAATGTTACGGTATATTCAACAAAACCTTTTACTGAATTAGAAATTGGTGACCATGTTTATGGTAATAGATTATTAACAATACCTCCGGTTAATGCTAATTTTACAATATCCGATGGTGCTAAATTTATACAGATGTCAGGGACTTTAATAATAAACGAGGGAGTTTGTTTTTAAAAAAGAATAAAATAGAAAAAAATGAGTATTTATTGATATGGCATTAGGAATAAGAATTTTAAGTAATAATTTGAGTGGTTTAACCACAAATGTAACATTTGCTCCTCAATCGGGTGGAACAATAATAAGTCTTGGGACCCAAGTATTCCCATTTAATTATATTTCAGAATATGTTTATGGAACATATAATTGTTATGTGCCAACATACGGATATACTTATAGTTTAGATGTTTTAGGTCCGACTCCAACACCAACTCCGACTAATACGACCACCCCGACTAACACTTCAACTCAAACTCCGACTAATACTTCTACTCCTACAAATACACCAACTCAAACTCAAACTAGTACTCCAACTCAAACTAATACGCCAACTCAAACAACTACACCAACTCAAACTCCAACTAATACAGGTACTCCAACTCAAACTCCAACTCAAACTCAAACAGGTACGCCAACTCAAACTCAAACTCCAACTAATACAGGTACTCCAACACAAACACCAACCAATACTCCGACTAATACACAAACTAATACACCAACACAAACACAAACTCCAACACCAACTCAAATTTTTGTAACATACCTTATTGCTCCTTGTTTGGGTGGACCGGGTTTAACGGTTGAATTTAATAGTACGTCTCTTCCTGCGGTTGGAGGAAATTATTATTTAACATTTATAGGGGCAACATCAGAAGGATGTTATGAAATCGCAGATACCGCAGAACCGGGAACTGGTTCTGATTATGTATCCTCATTATCAATAGATTATGGTAATTGTTCAACTTGTTTAAGTGTTGTAACAACACCTACTCCAACACCAACAAATACGACAACTAATACTCAAACACCAACAAATACTCCAACTAATACTCAAACACCAACCCAAGCTAGATTCTCATTTACCGTTTATTCAGGTACAACATCTGATGAATCTTGTGGACAATACAATTCAACAAGAATAATTTATGGAGATGAATCACTTTTTGATGAGAACACAATCTTTTACAATGTTTTAGTTGGTCCAACAACAATTGATATGTCAGGGTATTATAATAACAGTCAAATTGTTGTTCAGTTAAACTCAAGTGGTGTGGCCATTGGTACGTTTGATGTATGTACTACTTTAACACCAACACCAACTAAAACATCAACACCTACTCCGACACCAACCGCATAATAAAAAAATAAATTTAACAAAAAACATAAAATCAATACTATTGTAGTATTTATATTTAAATAGAAATAACATGGCATGTAGTAAATATACTTTAACAAACACTGGTTCTACTTTAGTGAACTTTAACTATAGAAGATGTGATGACTCTCTATGGGAATATCAGGTTGAATTGAATCCAAATCAAACAAAAAATATTTGGTTAATTGATAATACATATTCAATCGCATCATCATTTGGTAATTCCGTGGTTTTAGTTAACTTAGGAGTGTTTCCTGCTATAAGTGCAAGTCGAACTCCAACCCCAACACAAACTCCAACTCCAACACAAACTCCAACACCAACTAATACAGCGACTAATACTGTAACCCCAACAAATACTCCAACCCCTACAAATACTGAGACACCAACAAGTACTCCTACACCAACTCAAACTCAAACACAAACACAAACTTCGACAAATACGCCGACTCCAACTAATACAGAAACACCAACAAACACTCCAACAAACACTCCAACTCAAACTCAAACACAAACTCCAACTAATACTGTAACCCCTACAAATACGCCGACTCCAACTAATACAGAAACACCAACAAACACTCCAACAAACACTCCAACTCAAACTCAAACACAAACTCCAACTAATACTGTAACCCCTACAAATACTCCAACCCCTACAAATACTGAGACACCAACAAGTACTCCTACACCAACTCAAACTCAAACTCAAACACAAACTCCAACAAATACTCAAACTCAAACAAGTACTTCAACTCCAACTCCAACCCCAACCCAAGCTAGATTTTCATTTACCGTTTATTCAGGTGTAACATCTGATGAGGCGTGTGGTCAATACAATCCAACAATAACAATCTATGGAGATGAATCACTTTTTGATGACAACACAATCTTTTACAATGTCTTAGTAGGACCAACAACAATTAATATGTCAGGGTATTATAACAACAGTCAAACTGTCATTCAGTTAGATTCAAGTGGTGTGGCAATTGGTTTCTTTAATCTATGTGCTACTTTAACACCAACCCCAACTAATACACAAACACCAACTAATACACCAACTAATACTGCTACAAATACACAAACTCCAACACCAACAACAACACCTACCTCAACATTTGGTTATTACACTTATAGTTTAGGTACAGGGTCAACTTCAAATTTAGCTTGTACAGACTTTGGTTCGGCACCTAACACAATTTACGGAACAGTTTCTGGTGGAATAGGTCCTAATGTAGGTGAATATTTATATTTCAATACTACATTAACAACACCAGTAATTAATGGTTATTATTCTAACGGTACTGCTTGGTATCAAGTAACAGGTGGTTTAGGACAAATTACTTCATCTGACCCTAATGGATGTATTTAAAATTATAAATAAAAATAAAATATATTAATTAAAACCCTCCACTTTTGTGGGGGGTTTTTTATTATTAAACTAAAAAGTATTAATATGAAGATATTTGTCCAAATCGCGTCTTATAGAGACCCACAATTAGAACCAACAATCAAAGATATGTTGGCAAATGCCAAAAAACCAAAAAACATCACATTTGGAATTGCAAGACAATTTAGTGAAGAAGATGGTTTTGATAAATTAGAAGATTATAGAAAAGACAAAAGATTTAGAATTCTTGACATTCCTTGTGAAGAATCAAAAGGTGTTTGTTGGGCAAGAAATCTAACTCAACAACTTTATCAAGGTGAAACGTATACACTTCAAATTGATTCCCATATGAGATTTGTTAAGGATTGGGATGATATTTTAATAAAAATGATTAAAGGGTTACAAAAGGATGGATACGAAAAGCCTCTACTTACGGGTTACGTCCCATCCTTTGACCCTGAAAATGACCCATCGGGTAGAGTTAATGAACCATGGAGAATGGTTTTTGATAGATTTATTCCTGAAGGTGCTGTCTTCTTCTTACCTGAAACTATTCCGGGATGGAAAGATTTAAAAAAACCTGTAACTTCAAGATTTTATTCAGCCCACTTCTGTTTTACTTTAGGTGTATTTTCAATTGAAGTTCAACATAACCCTGAATACTATTTTCACGGAGAAGAAATTTCAATCGCGGCTAGAGCTTATACTTGGGGTTATGATTTATTTCATCCACATCTTCCTGTTGTATTTCATGAATATACTCGTAAGGGAAGAACAAAACAATGGGATGATGATAAGACTTGGGGAGAAAAAAATAAACACTCTCATCACACAAATAGAAAATTGTTTGGTATGGATGAAGAAAAACAAGAAGGTCATGACGGACCTTATGGTTTTGGAACTGTTAGAACATTGACGGAGTATGAAAAATATTCAGGTCTTTTGTTTGAAAAAAGAGCAATTGATAAACATACATTAGATAAAGGATATCCACCAAACCCATACAACTTTGAAACTGAAGAAGAATGGAAAAATAGTTTTTGTATGGTATTCAAACATTGTATTGATGTTGGATATTCTAGTGTTCCTGAAAAAGATTACGACTTTTGGGTGGTTGCATTCCACAATAATAAAGATGAAACTTTATTCAGAAAAGACGCTGACAAAGGAGAGATTGCCGGTATGTTAAGAGACCCTGATGGTTATTGTAAGATTTGGAGAGAGTTTCAAACAGACGCGTTACCGGATTACTGGGTTGTGTGGCCTTATTCGGAATCAAAAGGATGGTGTGATAGAATTACAGGAAGAATAACCCATAACCATGTGAGTTAAAATAAATGAAAAGAAAATTAATAATACATCAACCAACAAATCATCAAAGTAAAACATTTAGGTACTACAATATTTTTTTTGATGATTTAATTGAAGAGTTGTCAAAACGACATGAGGTTGTTGTTGACCGATATTATAAGAATGCACATCTTGGGCATTCACCTATTAAATTAGAATGGGGTAATGAAATGTTTGAGATTTCAACATATGAATGTGAAATGATTATTGAGGATTATGATACAAAGGAAACTATTGTTTTGGGAGTGGCAGATGATTTAACATCTGCAACATTAAACTTACAATCATCACCAAATCTTTCTAAAGTTTTTATTTCTCAATTTATTAGAGATAAAATTTATCATCATGTTAGACCGGAATTTCAATCAAAATATTTTCCATGGATTTATTTCCCATCAAACAAATATGATTTAGAATTTTATTTTAATAGAAGAAAAGAAATTTCACAAACAAACAATAAAATGTTTTTTAGAGGTGAAACCACTTCAAGAACTATTTTACAACATTTTAGTAACGATGTGATTTATGGTGGACCACCTATTGGTGGGTTTGACTCTTATGCGACTGAAATGTTAGATTTTAAAATTGCATTATCAATTGCAGGTAGGGGTGAAATGTGTTATCGAGATATCGAATGTATGGCAATGGGAATTCCATTTATTCGTTTTGAGTATACAACAGAACTAAACCCACCATTAATACCTAATTTTCATTACGTTTCCGTTGAAAGACCTGATGACTTAAAAAATTGGATGAATTTAGATAGAATAGGTGAATATCATCATGCGGAAATGATAACTAAACGATATTTGGAAGTAATTAATGATACGGAGTTCTTAGACTTTATTTCTAAAAATGCTCGAGAGTATTATGAAAATTATTTATCCCCAACATCAAGTGTTGAACACACTATAAAATTAATAGGTTTATAATATGATAGTTAATATTCAAATTAATTTTACATCAGGGATTGGTGATTTTTATACTTACTTTTGTGAGTTATATTACACCGCAAAACAGTTAAAAGAAAAAGGACATGAAATTCATTTGTATTTTATTTCAAAACGAAAAGTTAATTTTTTATCATTATTTGAACCAATTTACTACCAATTTTTTGATAAGGTAGAAATTTTGGACACACCAAAATCATCAAAAGATTTTGGTGATTATGAGGTAGTATATCCTAATAAGTCATGGGTTACCGGACAACATTGTTGGGAAATGTTTTTTCCTACAAATATTAACGAAAACTATTACAGTTATTATTTTAATTTATCACATCCGGGAATGTTAAACTATTTTGAATTATTAGATTTCCCAAAATTATCAAACAACATTATTGATAAAACTAAAAAATTTATAAATGATAATGAATTAAATGATTTTAGTATTATTCATTTTAGAGAGTGGGACGATATTGGTGATGCATATAATTCAAGAGTATTGGACCCAAGTATTAATGGTGATGAGTTTGAAGTTAGACATGTAAAATTAAAAAAAGAATTCACTTTAAATGAAACCATAATGGAACAAATACAAAAAATTTGTGATGAAAATGAAAAAGTTTTTGTATGTTCCAATAGTATTAGGGTAAAAACTTACGTTAAAGAACGATTTAAAAATATTTTTTTATATGATGACAACATATTAAAAACAACTAAAAGAGATTATAGTGATGAGGAGTATTGGGATTTTTGTCTTGTCGAATTTTGCTTAATCTCAATGTCAAAAAAAATAAACATTTTTACGAATTATAGTTGGATTAGTAATTTTATTACTTATGGGGTTTTAAATAATCAATTTGGTGTTGTTAATCCATATCAAGATAATCAATTCGTTAAAAATTATGGTGCATTTATGAATTTAAATTAATGAAAAAATTAATAACGTTTTCCTTGTATGGGCAACAACCTAAATATTCTTACGGAATGATTAGCAATGTTGAAATTGCTAAAACAATATATCCGGATTGGATATGCCGAATTTATTATGGAGATTCGGTTCCAAACGAAATTATTGATAAATTAAAAACTTATTCTAACGCTGAATTGGTATTAATGCCTGAAGGGTCTGAACATATGTTCCCAATGATGTGGAGATTTTTACCGATTGATGATGATGATGTTGAAGTTATGATATCCCGAGATGCCGATGCTAGATTATCATATCGAGAAAAAGTATGTGTTGACATTTTTATGGAGTCTGATTACTTATTACATTCTATAAGAGATAATCCTAGTCATAATAACATTATGGGTGGTATGTGGGGTATTAAAAAAAATGATAGGGTTAAAATGAATGAGTTAAGTAAAGATTGGGAAGGTCATTACTACGATTCAGACCAAAAATTTTTACGAGAAAAATTAACCCCGTTGTTTAATGATAGTTATTTAATTCATTGCTCAACATATTTAAACACATTTCCTGTCGAAAAAACTAACGAATATTTTGTTGGTGGATGGTGGGACGAAAATAACTTTGGGAAACCTCAAGATTACATATTCTTTTAAACAAATGGAAAAAAATAAAACATTATTTGTTACTTGTTTTTACAATAACTTAAATAACACCAAATTAGGGGGAAGGGTTGGTAGAGTGCATCATTATGTTCATTCGTTAAAAGTCTTACTTAACTTAGAGTCTGACTTTGTGATTTACACTTCACCGGAAGATAAAATATATTTAGAATCTCAAATTGATTTTTCACAATTTAAATCAAATGTTAGAATAATAATTTATGATTTATTTTCTCATCCAAATCACAACTATTTTCAAGAAAAATTAAACGGGACTACTAGTGATAGATGTTATGAAATAATGCACAGTAAAACATCTTGGATTAAAAATCATTTATCGGAAGATTATGAGTTTTATTATTGGATTGATTGTGGTCTTTCTCACGGAGGTTTATTTCCGTCAAGATATCGAAAAGGTAATTCATTTCATGAATTCTTTTCATGTTCATTATTTAACCCAACGATGGTTGAGAATTTAAATATTGTTAATGATAAAATAACGATACTTTATGGTGACCAAGATAAACATTTATTAGAACGTAGGGCTAACCATAATTTTTATCACAATATAGATTCTATTGAAAATTGTCATATTGTTGGAGGTATGTTTGGTGGGTCCAAAGACAAAGTAAGTGAGTTTTGTGACTTATCGGAACAAGTTTTAAATGAAATGATGAGTTACGGAGCTTTAGATATGGAAGAGGCTCTTTACACTATAATATATCAGAGAAATAAAGATATGTTTAATAAACTACCATTCACTACGTGGCATCATGAAGAAAGTGACATGGCACAATATAATTATAAAAATGAGATTTATTTTTATCGAATTTTTGAAAAATTAAATAATATAGAATAGTATTATGAATAATATAACATTAGTAACCGGTATTTGGGATATCGGTAGAAGTGATTTAACGGAAGGGTGGTCAAGAACCTACCAACATTATTTAGATAAATTTGAGCAATTATTGGACACTCAAGAGAATATGATAATCTTTGGTGATGAAAGTCTTAGAGAATTTGTATTTAAAAAAAGAAACGAATCTAATACACAATTTATTGTTAGACCATTAGAGTGGTTTACTAACTCTGAATTTTTTCCACTTATTCAGAAAATAAGAACTGACCCTAAATGGTATGGTCAATCCGGATGGTTGGAACAATCTACACAATCTAAATTAGAAAATTATAATCCTCTTGTTATGTCAAAAGTATTTCTTTTACATGACGCAAAAATATTTGATAAGTTTGATTCAGAGTATATGTTTTGGATTGATGGAGGTTTAACTAATACAGTTCACCCTGGATATTTTACTCATGATAAAGTTCTTGATAAATTATCAAAATATGTGTCAAAATTTTCTTTTATTAGTTTTCCTTATGATGCTGAAACTGAAATACATGGATTTGAGTATAATAAATTAAATTCAATTGCGGGTTCTAAAGTAACTAAAGTATCTCGTGGTGGGTTTTTTGGTGGTCCTAAACATACTATTACAGATATTAATGGAATTTATTATGGATTGTTAAAATCAACTCTTGATGAAGGTTATATGGGGACTGAAGAATCAATTTTTAGTATAATGACTTATAAACATTCTGATTTAATTAATTATTTTGAAATCGAATCCAATGGATTGATTGGAAAGTTTTTTGAAGATTTAAAAGATGATAAGTTAATACCAAAAAATGAATCTAAAGTTAGTGTTGAAAATAATTTAGACACAAATAAAGTGGGATTATATGTTTTAACATTTAATAGTCCAAATCAATTTAAAACTTTAATTAAATCATTCGAAACTTATGACAATGATTATTTATTAAAGACAAAAAAATATTTGTTGGATAATTCAACTGACTTATCAACGACTGACGAATACTTAAGATTATGTCAAGAACATGGGTTTGAACATATTAAAAAAGAAAATCTTGGAATTTGTGGTGGTAGACAATGGATTGCGGAACATTTTGAAAGTACTGATTTAGATTATTATTTATTCTTTGAGGATGATATGTTTTTCTTCCCAAATGAAGGTTCTGTTTGTCGAAATGGATTTAATAGATATGTTCCAAACTTATACACAAAATCATTAGAAATTATTAAAAAAGAAAATTTTGACTTTTTAAAACTTAATTATTCTGAGTTTTATGGGGATAATGGAACTCAATGGTCTTGGTATAATGTACCTCAATCAGTTAGAGAAGAATTTTGGCCTGAAAAACCAAAATTACCTCATCTTGGGTTAGACCCTAATGCGCCAAAAACTAAATTCACCTCAGTTTTATCTCATAAAGGATTACCGTATGGTTCCGGTGAAGTTTATTATTGTAACTGGCCTCAAATTGTTAGTAGACCGGGGAATAAAAAAATGTTCTTAGATACAACATGGGCCCACCCATTTGAACAAACATGGATGAGTCATATGTATCAATTAGCTAAAAAGGGTGAATTACTTTCAGGTTTATTACTTTTAACCCCAACCGAACACGATAGATTTGAACATTACGAAGGAGAGCTACGTAAAGAGTCATAACGATATATTTATTGTTATGGAATTTTATATCAAACAAAACGCAACATTACCTGTATTAAAAATGCAAGTTGTTAAGGACGGTAGAGCCGGGTATCAACAACTTATGCAAGATTTAGAGGTATCTACTATATTTTTTACACTGATTGACGTGGAGACGGGTATTCCTAAAATAGTATCCGCTCCCGCACAAATTGTAAATTTAATTTTACCTGACGGAGCTTCTCCTGAATACTATATCTACTTTAAATTCACATCAAGAGATACCAATACTCCGGGTAGATATGAAGGTCAGTTCTTAATTAAGAATGACGAGGGTAATTTGATTCTTCCAATTCGAGAAGAACTTTACATTAACGTACAACCAAGTTTTATTTCAGAAACAGCCTGTTGCTAATTTGACTATTGACATAATTTAATTATATTTATTTACGATGAGTAAGGTAAACTTCACAACTAAGTGATTGCCAATAAACCACTCCTAAATAAAACATATGATTAACAGTGAAGAAATTGAGGCATTCCTACATGGGAATGACCCGGAAGAATTTATAGTTGCCATCGAGTATGATTACCGAGACAACTGTATCTACAAAATTAAGGAGATTCCCGGAAAAGGGAAAGAAATCCGTAAAGACACTTTTACCCCGTTCGCTTGGGTAGGTGATTTAAAAAATCTAAAATTTTATAACGACTCAAAAGGTGCTCAGAAAGAGGCGATGACTAAGTATGGGATTATAATTGAAAAATTAGAAACTCACGGAAACGAACGTCTTGAAAAAGGTTTAACGTTTTTAGTTAAATCGATGAAAGGTTACCGAGAACTTATCCAATTCTTTAGGGATGGTGGATGTGACCCATGGGGGGACAAATCCAAGGATAAGATAACTCTTCTATCTCCGGTGGAACAATACCTTGTATCTAAAGAAAAAAGATTATTTAAAGGTTTTGAAAACTATAACGAGGTTACTCGAATGGTATATGACTTGGAGACGACCTCACTTGAACCTAAGGACGGTCGTATCTTCATGATTGGAATTAAAACCAATAAAGGTTACCACAGAGTAATCGAATGTACTGATGAAAATGAAGAGAAGGGTGCAATCATTGAATTCTTCAAAGTAATCAACGAACTTAAACCATCTATTATTGGTGGGTATAACTCAGCAAACTTTGACTGGCATTGGATATTTGAAAGAAGTAAGATATTAGGGATTGATTTAAAGAAAGTTTGTAAATCGTTAAACCCTAACCACTCTTATACTCGTAAAGATGGTATGTTAAAATTGGCAAATGAGGTTGAGATTTATACTCAAACTTCTATTTGGGGTTATAATGTAATTGACATTATTCATGCGGTTCGTAGAGCTCAAGCCATCAACTCAAGTATTAAAGCGGCAGGTTTAAAATACATTACCAAGTATATTAATGCAGAATCTCCAAGTCGTGTTTATATTGACCACTTGGATATTGGTCCATTTTATGCAAACAAAGAAGATTTTTGGTTAAACAAAACTAACGGCAACTACAAGAAAGTTGGTGTCGATTCTAAGATTGATGAAATTTGTGGGAGAAGAACTGACAGTTACGAAAAAACTACAGGAGATAAGTTAGTTGAGAGGTATCTTGACGATGACTTAGATGAAACCCTTAAGGTGGACCAAGAGTTCAACCAAGGTTCGTTCCTGTTGGCTGCAATGATTCCAACAACATACGAAAGAGTTTCAACAATGGGTACCGCAACATTATGGAAAATGTTAATGTTGGCTTGGTCTTATAAACACGGTATTGCAATTCCCGCTAAAGAAGCTAAGACTGACTTCGTAGGAGGTCTTTCAAGACTCTTAAAAGTTGGTTATAGTAAGAACGTCCTAAAACTCGATTTTAGTTCCCTATACCCCTCAATTCAGTTGGTACACGATGTATTCCCTGATTGTGATGTAACAGGAGCAATGAAAGGTATGTTAACTTATTTCCGTAATACTCGTATTAAATATAAACAATTAGCTGAGGAGTTTTACGAAACAGACAGAGCGAAATCAGAATCATATGGTAATAAACAATTACCGATTAAAATTTTCATCAACTCGATGTTTGGAGCACTATCGGCACCACAGGTATATGCTTGGGGAGATATGTATATGGGAGAACAGATTACCTGTACCGGTAGACAATATCTTCGTCAGATGATTAAGTTCTTTATGTCTAAAGATTATATTCCTTTGGTTATGGATACGGACGGTGTCAACTTCTCAACTCCGGATGAGGCGAACGACCGAGTTTATGTTGGTCGTGGTTTAAATTGGAAGGTTAAAGAAGGCAAAGAATATTACGGACCTGAGGCGGATGTTGCGGAATATAACGATATATTCATGAGAGGTGAGATGGCACTTGACACTGATGGTGTTTGGCCGTCAACTATTAACTTAGCCCGTAAGAATTATGCGGTTATGGATTCTAAAGGTAAAATCAAATTGACCGGTAATAGTATTAAGTCTAAAAAACTTCCGTTGTATATTGAAGAATTTTTAGATAAAGGTATTAAGTTATTACTTGAGGGTAATGGTCAGGCATTTGTCGAATACTACTATGAATATTTACAAAAAATATATGACAAAAAAATTTCCCTAAGTAAAGTTGCTCAAAGGGCGAGAGTTAAATTATCTTTAGATGATTATAAAAAACGATTGACAACTAAAACAAAATCAGGAAATAGTATGTCTCGAATGGCTCATATGGAATTAGCATTACAAGAAAACTTAAAAGTTAATTTAGGTGATGTTATTATGTATGTTAATAATGGGTTGAGAGCTTCCCATGGTGATGTTCAAAAAAAGGGTGATGGTGTTCAATTAAATTGTTATATGTTGGATAAAAATATCTTAGATGATAATCCAGATTTACAAGGAGATTATAATGTGGCCCGAGCAGTAACAACTTTTAATAAAAAATTACAACCGTTAATGGTTGTATTTCAAGATGAGGTCAGAAATAATTTATTAGTGAATGAACCTGAAAAAAGAGGGATATTCACCAAATCTCAATGTGAGTTAATTAATGGACATCCATTAGACGAAGGGTCTCAAGATAGATTACAAGAAGATGTTCTTGACGTTACAGAACAAGAATTAAAATATTGGGAAAAACGAGGATTATCTCCTGATTATATGTACGACTTAGCCGAAGAGGGTTGGGAAGAAAAATTAGGGGTGATGGCATAAAAAAAGTGGTCTTAGGACCACTTTTGTTTTTTATGATTGTTTTAAACCATCGGATGATAAAATATACCAATTACCACCAACAAATCTAAATTCTATACAGGCATATTGGTCTGCAACTAATTCATCATAATCTTCATCTATTTTTCCGACATCAGGTTTAATTGTGACTTTAGTCATTGATTTAATAACAACATGGTCAGTTGTTATTGAGTTTAAAGTGATTACTGATTGAGATACTCCTCTAACAATAATACAACTTTCACCATTGGTTTTATAATCCAATTCTGATACTACAGAAATTTCTGAAGAATCGATTATTAATCCGTTTATTATTTTTCTTGACGGTACTGATTTAATTATTGCCATATTATATTACGTAAATTTGTCGAGGCATTGCTCTAAATTTCATTTGTTTGTTTAAGTTTTCAGCAATTAACGCTTCTCGTTCCATCACTTTTTCTGGTCTTAATCTTGTTAACCATCCTTCAGCACCTGTTAATTCTTCAATTAATTTGGTTTTTTCATCTTTTGATTCAGTTAATAAGGATGTATAGTCCATAGTTAATTCACTATCAGGTGTTTTAAGATTACCACTATATTTTCCCCTAACTCTCGCTAATGTTTCTTTACAATACGCCGTGAACCATCGTCTAACCCACTGTTGTCCCGGTATGTTTAAATCTTCCCATGATAAATTATCCATTGGAACGTCCGAAGGTAACGTAATAACATCAGGATTATTTTTTAAACAATCCGCTCTATTATCAGGAGACACATCATAATACCAATACCACACTGCTTTACCAACATAATTAGTAAAACTACCCCAATTAAATCTTCCTCCAGGTGTATTGTATAAATGAATCATTTTTTTACCATCAGGTAAACCTGTAATTCTATAGGTTAAAGAACCACCTAAAATCCTATTGAGAATATTTGATTCTTGTGCTCTAATTAAGTAATCGAATCCTGACATCATAAAGTAAGAACCTTGATTACCCATTTGGGCAAATCCGGCTTCATTGGCACCAAGACCTGCGCCTCCAAAAGGGCCTCCGAAACCACCCATCATTCCAAGATTATATGGTCTATCACTAAACCATAATAATTCATTCACTTCACGACCCGCGGGTATTTCATATGTTTGAGTGTTAGCACTTAAAATAAAATAGTCTTTCTTCAAAACCCAAGGACCTTCAGTTTGAAGACCCACAATTTTTGAATATGAATAACTAAATTGTTGTTCAAAGTCCATTGTTCGAGTAATCAACGCTTTTGCAACTGATTTCTCATTCATATTTAGATTAACTAAATTAACCCATTGACTATCTATTAACCACTGAAGAACGTATTCTTCGTAGTCTCCAATAGATAATTCCATTAACGAGTCCATCATTTCATCTTCAAGTTCAATACTTCTAAGTGGCGCACCTAATTGATGTTTGACTCTTGTATAAATTTTACTTCTTTCTGGTTCCGGTATTACTGCCATAACTATAAATATATTGTTAAACGTTATTGTATATCATATAATAATGAGTCCAATGAAAAAAGGAAATTACCATTAACTATTATTGGTTTTTTATCAAAAACTAAAACATTTTTTCCTTTTTGAAAAACCATTAAATCGGTTTTATAAATCTTTACACTTGCAGTCCCTTCGAGTAAAATACCATCATCTGTTATTTTTTTCTCTCGGAAAGGTTTAACTTGAGCGGTTTTGGTCACACCATCTTTGGTTATCTCCAAATCAATTCCACTAATGGCATCTTTTTTACTTCCAAGTTCACCAACAATTTCAACTTTAACTCCTTTACCAAAATATCTTCTTAATATTGAAGCTGTTATTTCTTCACGTTTTGACCCCACGGCATCTTTTTCAATTAAGACCTTTAACAAGTTTTGAAATGTTGAACTCTCTCGATTAAATATTTGAAATTTATAATGGTTAATTGCGGAAATGAATCTTAAAGCTTCTTTCTTTTGTTCTTCTGTATTTTTATTTTTAAAATTAATTGTTGGTTTTTTTGTCAATTTATTAATAACTTGATTCAAATCATTTAATAAAATACAGAATGTTGTATAATTTGTATTTAATTTATTAATTATTGACCTCCCTGTTCCTTCTAAATCATAAACACCTGACATTTGGTTATTAGCAGGATTTTCAACATAATTCTCAGAAAAAACTTCTCTCATAATTTTATCGATACCTTTCATGTAAATCCATTTAACATCTTCGTTGATGTTAAATAACTTTCTATAAAATTCATTTTCATCTGATGAACACATTTCTGATTTACCCTCGCTCAATATTTGTTTCATTTTTGTGGACTCTAAAAGTTTTGTTTCAGTTTTCATTTCATATAACTTGGAAACAAAATCCCAATTTACAACTTTCCAAAAGTTTGAAATGTACTCATCTCTTTTATTCCTATACTTTAGATAGTAAGCGTGTTCCCATAAATCTAATCCTAATAACGGGAATCCACCACCTTCGATAACATTCATTAAAGGATTATCTTGGTTTGGAGTAGACATAATTTTTAAAGTATTTCTTGATGTTAAAACTAACCACACCCATCCGGACCCAAATCTTTCTTTTGCAATTTTTTCAAACTCTGATTTAAAGGATGAAAAACTACCATATTGTTTGTTGATTTTTGTTAACAAATCCCCTTTAAGTTTTTTAGGTGTTGGTGACAACATATTCCAAAACAAAGCGTGGTTAAAAGCCCCACCGGCATTATTTCGTATTGTTTTGTCAAATCGACTGATTGTCTTAATGATTTGTTCTAATTCTAAATCTCCCTGTTTTTTCTTTGAAAGAGCGTCATTCAATTTATCAACATAACCTTTATAATGTTTGTTGTAGTGAAATTCCATCGTTTCAGGGTCGATGAATTGTTTCAAGGCTGAATAAGAGTAAGGTAATTTCTCAATTCCTATTTTCTTCATTTCTGTAATCAACAGATTTTTTTCTTTAAGTACGTGACTCTCAAGAATTTTTGTTTCTAACTGTTGAATTTTTTGTTCTATTTTTTTCATATATTTGGATTAACCATTACATATAAATAATCAAAAATTAATTTAACGACGCATTTCATTAATTCTTTTCAAAATTTCTTCAGCGGCGTCAGCGGTATTTTGATTATCTCCCATGACAGTTGCAATCACTTGTTTCTTATTATGAAGTATATCGTAAATAATACCTTCAATCGTATTCTCAAAAATCGGATAATAAACTAGTACATTATTTTTTTGCCCGTATCTATAAGCACGGTCTTCCGCCTGTGCGTGGTCGGATGGTAAGAACGATAAATCATTAAAGATTACCGCTTCTGCGGATGTCAATGTAATACCAACTCCGGCGGCTTTAATATTTCCAACAAATACCTTTATCTTATCGTTTTCTTGAAATTGGTCAACACTAAATTGTCTCTCAACTTTAGACATAGACCCATCAAGTTTAACCACAGATTTTCCAAAATGTTCTGTAATTTTATTTAATGAATCTGTAAAGTTACAAAAAATTATAACTTTTTTATCTTGCTCAATAATATTTTCCGCAATTTCTATTGTTTGACTTATTTTTTCATCTGCAATAATTTGACGAATTTTAGTTAGTTTTGTAAATTGAACCGTTAAAGATTTTGACTCTTCGGGATTTTTTTCATACCAATTATAATAATCTCCCATTACTTCCTCGTAAAGTTTGGACTTTAATCTTAAGTAAACCGGAGTGATAATTTTATCAGGTAAATCCAAAACATTTTCTTTTAATCTTCTTAATGTTAAACCTACAGTTCTATCTCGTAATTCTTCAAGGTTTGATGCTCCTTGAACATTCCATATTTTTCTTGGACCAACTTTGAATTGAAAACCGGAACAGTAACGAATAACATATGCCATCCAATTCTTGGCAACAGGTGAATCAATTAAACTAAGTAAGTTAAAATAATCGATTGGACGGGAGGTCATAGGTGTACCGGTTAACAACCATAATCTATCAACACTCTTGGTAATATCATTGATAAGTTTTGTGCGTTGTGCTTGTGCATTTTTGATATAATGGGCTTCATCAATAATAATCAAATCAAATTTTGACGTTAAGATGAGAGAATCATCTTTCTTTTTTGGGTCATGAAAATTCTTTATAATGTCGTAATTAACAATAACAAAGTCATCTTCTGTACTAAATTGTTTTCCTTCTGAAATAAAAATTGGTCTATCAGAATAATTTTCAATCTCTCGTTTCCAGTTAATTTTAAGAGTTGCCGGACAAATGATTAGGATTTTCTTTGCTCCGGTTTCTAACGCTGCGATAATTGTTGAGGTTGTTTTACCAAGACCCATATCATCAGCAAGGATAAACTTTTTATTTTCGACTAATTTTTGGATAGCTTCTTTTTGGTGTTCAAGAGGAGGACGGTTAGAATATTTTGAGTAATCAATAACAACATCCTTAACGGTATTGTCTTTAATGATTGCCGCTTTTGGTAACCAAAAATGGTGTAGTTCCTCATTTTCAAATACTTTACCCCAAATATGGAACGCCTTTTCCTTATCGGATAATAATTTTTCCACCCAAACTTTTTTAGGTATTTCGGTGTATAGTTTATCATCCGCAAGTTTTTGTGCGAAGTAGGCATCAAGAATTACCCATTTCTTAGCGACTTTGGGTTGTTTGTCGTGATTGTTAATTATGTATTCTGATTGACTCCTTGTTGGGTAAAACTTTTTATTTAATTGAGACTTTCGTTTTAATTCAATTAGGTAGTTATTACCACCTTCATAGGTTTCCAATAGGGACAATGCTTTTGACTCGAGACTTACATCCATCTATACAAAAAATATTTGAATAAAATATAGTTGATATTGAAGTATTTATCAATATATGCAAAAATTAGTTCCAATTACAAGATTAGGTAAGTTCTTCGGAACGGAGGATTACACCTTAGACATCGGTATGGGTGAGGAGTGGTTATTGGGTGATATGAACTTCACGGTAATCCTATATCGTATCGATAGATATAAAACCAAAACAGATGATGTTTATGGTGAAGTTACGGAAGACGGTATCCAATTCATGGTACCTGTTGAATTACAAGGTTTGGTTCAGGTAATGGCGCCATCATCTAAATTAATTGCCAGTTCTAAACTTGAAATGCAGGAACCAGGTAATATGAAATTCTCAGTGTATCAAAAAACTCTTGATGAATTGGGTGTTGAAATATTTTTCGGTGATTATCTTGGGTATTATGAAACTGAGGATAGAGTTAGATATTATGTGGTAAGTGACGATGGATATGTTAGGTCTGATAATAAACATACTTATGGTGGATACAAACCATTCTACAGAACTATTGTTGCGACTTACGTAAGTGAAAACGAATTTAAAGGAATATAATGGAATACATAATAACTGAGAGTAAATTATTTAACGCAATCTATCAGTATCTTGATAGTTATCTAAACCCAAGTGAAATGGATTGGGTTTATGGTTTTGGCGAAGATGAGGATGGTTATTCTGATATGGATATTGAAGATGAAAACTTTTTAATATTCTATAAAGGAGAATATGAGGGAGAAGAAAATAGTGATATAGTTTTTAATTATTTTGATGTTGACTTCTATGATGAAAATGACCCATCACATAAACCGTTTAGAAATCAAGCACCGGTTTTAGAAATTATGGGTGAATATGCGGAACATTTAGACAATGTCTTTAATGAATATTGGGAAGAACCTATGAAAAAATGGTTTCAAGATAATTTTCATTTACCGGTTAAATCGTTGTCTACACATTATTAATGATGAAAGTATTAGTTAAAGAATCCCAATTAAGGAGAATATTTGAAATCGTTACCAATAACGAAGAAGATAATTTTATAGGTAAACGAGTGATGGTTTATTATAACCTTCACAAACATACATTTTCGGTGACATATAAATCTAAAGTGATAATGCATGCGGATTATGTTAAGTTAGGTGATGTTGAGTTTAGAGTTAGAAAAGGTGGGAAAGACAGAGTTCGTTCAGAAAAATCAAAAAATGTTCATGCGTTTGTTATTGGAGATTTAATGGATTTTTGTGAATACCCTTGTGATAATATTCCGGACCCATCATCAGACATGATTATTACATATAATCCATACAAGTATGATTCATTTGTTTATAAATCAAGTGGAGAGCCAATTTATGGTGCAACTGAAGTAGATATGATAAATTCACAAAATAAATTATTTGTAGTTAAGAAATAAAATGCCATTACCAAAGAAAGTTATACCAACATTACCATTAGTCCCACACAAGACATTGTCTGCTCGTAGGGAACAACTATTGGAATATATTAATAAAGACGGGACATATCTTCCTAAATCAGTATTACACGCCGATTTAGATAGAGGAATGTTAGATTTTGTTAAAAATGATTTAGAGGTTATTACCGCAGGAAAAGTGGTTCCGATGGTGGATATCATTATCACATCACAAAACTGGTCTCAATATGTTGAGACGGCTTTATTTGTGGATTTAGATTATAACCCATCCCCGCCCTTTATTACGGTAGTTAGAAGTCCTGAAGTTAAATTCGGAACCAACCCTTCATTACAATATACAATTCCTGATAGAAAACAATTTTACTACGCATCTGTCCCAACTTGGAATGGAAACGAACAGGGTATGGATATCTACACAATACCTCAACCGGTTCCTGTTGATATCAATTATAGTGTGAAGATTATTTGTAATCGTATGAGAGAACTTAATCAGTTGAATAAAGTGATTATGCAAAAATTCTCATCAAGACAGGCATATACATTTATCAAAGGTCAATACGTCCCAATTATAATGAATAATGTTTCGGACGAATCCCAAATGAGTTTGGAGTCAAGAAAGTATTATGTTCAATCGTATGACTTTACAATGTTAGGTTATTTGATTGATGAAGAAGAATTTCAGGTTAAACCTGCAATTGCAAGAGTTACTCAACTTATGGAATTAACGGGTGCTGGAAATGCCGGAAAGAAAAATAAAACATTAGAAAATCCAAATGAATTTTTGGAGAATTATTTATTTGTTATTGGAAACGATACTTTAAGTGATATTGTTGCTTACACCGCTAATCTTTCTTTTGGAACTTGGACTAATATTGATTCTTTTGATGTTTATATTAATGGTGATTATTTTGGAACTGATGTTCAAAATATTCAGATAACAACTAATGATATTTTACGTATTGATGTGGTTAAAACTGATGAGACAAAAGAGTCTTCAATACAGTTCGATAACCTATTAGTTTAATCCTCTCCGTAGATATCTTTCTTCTCTTTACAGGTTTCTACGATTAATTTTTCCAAAAACTTATAAATTTTTAATCCTCGTTTTTCACAGTACTTTTTCAGTATCTCATGGACGGCGGGGTCAATTTTAATATTCTTGATTTCTTTTGTCTGTTTCATAGGTAGAAAAAAGGTAGAATTAATTCATACTCTTTACAAATACATATCTAAAAGTAAAGTTTTTTGATATTTTATCGAATATTTATCTATAAAATAAATCTACAATAGAATAATTAGATAATGGCAACAGCACAAGCAAATCAAAAAGTTTTCGTTTCACCGGGGGTATACACTTCAGAAACTGACTTATCATTCGTAGCACAAAGTGTGGGTGTTACTACCCTAGGTTTAGTTGGTGAGACTTTAAGAGGTCCTGCATTTGAACCGGTATTTATAACAAACTACGACGAATTCCAAGCCTTTTTCGGAGGAACAGAACCAACTAAATTTGTTAACACACAAATCCCTAAATATGAAGCGGCTTACATCGCTAAATCATACTTACAACAATCGAATCAGTTGTTCGTGACAAGAATCTTAGGATTGTCAGGATATGATGCTGGTCCGTCTTGGAGTGTTAGAGTTACTGCGAATGTAGACCCTACAACTGTAATCCAAAACCCAACCGGAGCAACTGCTTGGTCTGTATCTTTTACAGGTTCAACAAGTGCGGGTACCGTTAATTTTATTAGTGGTTCATTCCCAACTGCGGTTCAGACTAACTTCAACACACAATATAGATTATCAGATGGTAGTACTTCTACATATAATAATGATATTACAAATACAATTTTAGATGTTGTTGGTGACCCAACATTATCTGCAACTACTGCGGTGGCTTACGGACCACTTCCGGAAGATGATTATTGGACGTTAATTAATCAATACGGTACAATAGTGAACGCTTATGGTGTTGATACTCTTGATTTAGCCGATAATGATTTATCTGCAGGGGAGAATGATTCTTGGTATTATGCAAACTTTAACAATTATACAGGGAATGCTTATTCAGGGTATTCATTTTATTATGACTTTAATTCAATTACTACAGGTGTAACTGATAGTTTCTCAGGAACAATTTCAGGAGAATATTATAGTTTTATTGGTACGGCATACACTGAATATAACAACATGGTTGTTGCAACACTTCGTTCAAGAGGTATATCATTATATGTTAATAGCTCAACTAGTGATAATCACGGTCCTGTTTATGAAGTTAGTGCGACAACTAACGTAACATTATTGAGTTCAGACCAATATTCAAGTATTGATAAAAACCCTTATGCGTCATTTGGATTATCAGGTGTTACTAAAGATGGTGATAATTTTACATTTGAAACTAATTTATTAGCATCATCTTCAAAATTCCTTACTAAAGTATTAGGTATTGATAATTTTGGGAAATCAAGAAATGAAGTTCCTTTATTTGTTGAAGAAATTTATCCTTCTTCGTTGGCATATGCTTATAACCAAGGTTATATTAAAGGTATTAATCCTCAATTGGTTTCATTACCGGATGCTAAAAGTGAAAACCCTTCATCAATTGCATACAATGTTAACCAATATCAATCACCTGTAACACCATTCTTAGTTTCTGAGTTGAGAGGTAATAAAGTTTATAAATTATTTAAATTTGTTTCAATCTCTGATGGGGACGCTGCGAATTTAGAAGTTAAAGTATCGATTGCTAATTTATCATTCAACAACATGACATTTGATATCTTAGTAAGAAATTTCTTTGATACTGACTCTAATCCGGTTGTTATTGAGAAATTCACTAACTGTAATATGGACCCTAACTCTAACAACTTCGTTGCTAAGAAAATTGGTTCTACTAATGGAGAGTATGCATTACTTTCAAAATATGTAATGATTGAGATGGCTGATGAGGCACCAATAGACGCAATTCCTTGTGGATTTGAAGGATATACTCAAAGAGAGTATGATACGGTTTTAAACCCGTCTCCGGTTCCAAAATTCAAAACAAAATATTTCTTCCCTGGTGAAACTATTGCTAATCCACCATTTGGAGCGGCAACAGGCGGTTCTAATTTAGTGGAATCTCCGGGAGACATTGTTAGAAGAACTTATTTAGGTTTCTCAACACAATATGGTATTGACGAATCATTCTTAACTTATAAAGGTAGACAAAATCCACAATCTTGGGTTATTGCTCCTCAACCAATTGAAGGTGCTGCTTGGAATTACGTAAGTAAAGGATTCCATATGGACTCAGGAGCTACAGTTGTTACTATTACAAATAGTTCATTAACAAGTGGTCAAACAGCATTTGAATGTGGTACTGCGGATTTCAGATTTGACCCTGAAACTCAAGAAAACCCTTACTACTTCATTTATTCAAGAAAATATACTGTATGTTTTGCAGGTGGATTTGACGGATGGGATATCTATAGAGAATTTAGAACAAATCAAGATAGATTCCAATTAGGTCAATCAGGATTCTTAGCGGGAGCATCGTCTTCTACAAGATACCCTAACGCTACAGGTAGTGGTTTATTTAAACGAATTACAGTTGCTAACAATACTCAAGATTTTGCAAATACTGATTATTACGCTTATTTACTTGGTATTTTAACATTTGCGAATCCTGAGGCAACAAACATTAATATATTAGCAACTTCAAGTATTGATTATATTAACAATTCAAACTTAGTAGAAGAGACAATTGATATGGTTCAATATCAAAGAGCAGACTCGGTTTATATTGCAACAACACCTGATTATAATATGTACACTCCAGATGCTACAAACCCTCAAGATATTATTTATTCTCAAGAGGCGGTTGATAACTTGGACAATACAGGAATTGACTCTAACTATACTGCAACTTACTATCCTTGGATTTTAACAAGAGATACAGTTAACAATACACAAATTTATTTACCTGCAACAGGTGAAGTTTGTAGAAACTTAGCGTTAACAGATAACATTGCATTCCCATGGTTCGCATCAGCGGGTTACACAAGAGGTCTTGTAAATTCTGTTAAAGCGAGAGTTAAATTGACTCAAGAAGATAGAGACACATTGTACCAAGGTAGAATTAACCCTATCGCAACTTTCTCAGATGTTGGTACGGTTATTTGGGGTAATAAAACATTACAAGTTGCTGACACAGCACTTAACAGATTAAATGTAAGAAGATTATTACTTCAAGCTCGTAAGTTAATTTCAGCGGTGGCAGTAAGATTATTGTTCGAACAAAACGACCAAATTGTTAGACAACAATTCTTAGATAGTGTTAACCCAATTTTAGACTCAATCAGAAGAGATAGAGGTTTATACGATTTCCGTGTAACTGTTTCGTCTTCACCTGAGGATTTAGATAGAAATACATTAACAGGTAAAATTTACTTGAAACCGACGAAAGCGTTAGAGTTCATTGATATTGAATTCTTCATCACTCCAACAGGAGCTTCGTTCGAGAATATTTAATGAAAACCATAAGTGGGGATACGTCCCCACTTTTTAGCCAATTATGAAAAAAAATACATTAAAAGAAGGAATTGATGAACAAGGTACACCTGATATGAAATATTATGCATTTGATTGGGATGATAACATAGTTCATATGCCAACCAAAATTATAGTTAAAACTGAAGACGGTGAAGAAATTGGTATGAGTACTGATGATTTTGCAGAATACAGACATCAATTAGGGGAAGAACCTTTTGAGTATAATGGTGAAACTATTGTGGGATATGGTGAAGAACCGTTTAAAAATTTTCAAACACCGGGAGATAAGAACTTTTTGATTGACTCAATGAGAGCTAAACTTGGACCAGCGTTTGACGACTTTAGAGAAGCTATTAACAGAGGTTCTATCTTTTCTATAATAACCGCTCGAGGACATAACCCTAACACCTTAAAACAAGCTGTTTACAATTACATAATTGAAGGGTTTAATGGTATTGATAAAGATGAGTTAATTAAAAACTTAAAAAAATATAGGAGTATTTCAGGTGATGATGAGATGAGTGATGATGAATTAATTAAAACATATTTAGATATGTGTAGATTTCATCCTGTTTCTTATAACGACCCTGAAGGTGCTGCAAATCCTGAAGAGGCTAAAGTTCGTGCAATGGATAAATTTGTGGACCATATTAAAGATATCTCTTCAAAATTAGACAAAAAGGCGTTCCTTAAAAAAGAGGTGAGTAATAATTTTGTACCATCAAAACCAACTATTGGATTTTCAGATGATGATATTCAAAATTTGGAGGTTATGAAAAAACACTTTAAAGACAAAGAAGACAATATTGTAAAAACTTATTCAACAGCAGGAGGAATAAAAAAAGAATATTAACTAGTATTAAAGAACTAGTAATAAATAATTAAATAAAAAACTAGTTAAATAAACTAGAATTAAATAAACTAGACTGGATTATAACGATAATAAATTAAATTCAGAAAGTCAATAAAAATATTTTCCATTTGGATATATTTATGATAATAAACAAAGAAAAACTAATTTAAAATAATATGGCTGATTTATTGATGAAAATGCCGATTCCTTACGAACCGAAAAGACAGAATCGATTCATACTAAGGTTTCCATCAAGCTTAGGGATTAACGAATGGTTTGTAGAAAGTACTGCAAGACCTAAAATTAAAATTGCTTCTACTGAAATACAATTTTTAAATACATCTACCTATGTTGCGGGTAGATTTAATTGGGATGAAATACCTGTTAAATTTAGAGACCCAATTGGACCATCTGCGGCACAAGCTCTTATGGAATGGGTTCGTTTACACGCTGAATCTGTTACAGGTCGTATGGGTTATGCTGCGGGTTATAAAAAAGATATTGACCTTGAGATGTTAGACCCAACAGGAGTTGTGGTAGAAAAATGGATTCTCTATGGTACATTCTTAACTAGTGTTGATTTTGGTTCGTTAGGGTACAGTACTGATGGTCTTGCTGACATTAGTGTATCATTAAGAATGGACCGTTGTGTATTAGTTTATTAATTTTTTAAAAAAAATAAAAACATATGTGTTGATAAAAAATCAATACTAATTATATTTAACCGTAAAGACATAAACTTTACGGTTATTTTTTTATATGGAAAATCAAGCAATAGAATACGGACAACAAAACTTTAC